TAACATGGCGAACGTGGTAGCGCAGGCGCGTGCCGGTGAACTTGCGCTCGATCGTATGGCGAAGGCAAATTATCGCCTTCAGCAGTCACAGGCCGCCGCTTCCGCGAAAGCTGATCCGTTTAACATGCAGAACATCATTGCTTTGCAGCAACGCACTGCGGGGCAAACGGGATCGCTCTACCAGCAGACATCCTCTCAGCTATCCGACAGACCTAAACAGCAGCCCGTAGACCCCATCCCCGATAGTGCAATAACAAAGTCCAAAGGACTGCTTGATACGATCAACAAGCTGTCCTTCTCCATCTTCGTCCTATCATTCGGCACGCAGCAGCTTGGCGAAATCTTCTTGCGTGTGTTCGTGCAAGCGGGTGAGAAGATTGAGGCCCTGAAGTTTCGCATGGAAGGGCTTACGAAGTCGCAGGATACCTTCCGGGGGATATTCAAGGTAGCGCAAGACTTAGGCGTCGGTATCGACGCCGTAGCAGGGTCCTTCAATCGTTTTGCTATCGCGAACACCGCGATGGGCTTGACGAATGATAAGCTCATTGAGATGACCCGTAACATCGGTATCCTCGGCCTCGTTGGCGGCGGTACCGCGCAAGAAGTAGCCTCTGGTATGCAGCAGTTGGGCCAGTCGCTTGCAAGCGGGGTGCTTCAGGGCGACGAGCTACGTTCCATCATGGAGAACATGCCCTTCCTTGCGTTGAAACTGGCCGAGCAGCTAAAGGTCGGAGTAGGTGAGTTGAAAGGCATGGGCGCCGCTGGCCAACTTACATCAGCGCGAGTATCCGAAGCATTCCTGAAGATGACACAGGAGCTTAACCGACTGCTGGAGGATGTCCCAGTCACGACGGAGCGCGGCTTGGCGCGCGTAGGCAACGAGTGGGCGATCCTCGTGAACAATATGCTCCAGGTCATCGGCGTCGATACCGTAGGACAGTGGTTCACGGATATCGCGGAGAGGATAAAGAGGTTCTCGGACTACGTTGCGGAGAATCGCGTTGTCATAGCAGGATGGATCGCGGGTATCGCTAGCGCGACTGCGGCTCTCATAAAACTGTTCTTGGCGTTCCAGGTTCTCAGAACTGCGGCTGTCATTAGCGTAGGTATCGTGGCTTTTACGACAAGTTTAAACGCGGCGCGGGTCGCGGCCACGTCTTCTGCCTCGGCCAACATGATCTATGGCATGAGTCTAGCGGGCACGGGCCGTGCGGCCACCACTGCTACTGCTGCGTCTGGCCTGTACTTTGCTACGCTGACACGAGGGGCCAAGGTGTTCGGTTTAGTGGCTACGGCAGCGTTTCCGATTGTAAGCATCATAGCTGCACTCGGCGTCGCGTTTATGTCGTACCGTAAGGCGCAGGACGAGGCTACGCAGTCGGCGTCTGACGCGGTGGAGAAGTTTAAGGAACTGGACGCGGTGCAGCTTGCTGCCATGAATCGTCGCGAGGCTACCAAGGCTGCTACTGAGTCAGAAAACAAGGTTAGGACTGGCATAGACGCGTTAGTAGAAAATGCAAAAAAGATAGAAGAAGCACAGGCTGCCGTAAGAGACTTAACTAAAGAACTAGACCGTGCGCAGGCTGCTCCGTCGTGGCAGACTACATTCACTGGAGGCACCACTGAACTGTTTTTAGGGGAACTGACGCAGTGGGAAGCTAAACTTGACGCGCTCAAGAAAAAACAGTACGACCTGAATGACGCAGTAGGCGCAAGTAAAGTCGCTACTGACGGGTATACTTCGCAAGTAATACGTTTGAGTTCAGGCTTTGACGCGCAGGTGGCTGCGATAGACCGCATGTCAAAATCATACAAGGAGATGAAGAAGACTTTGGAGGAGTTGCCAGCGTCTAACCGTGTGCTAGAGCAGACCCTTGCGTTAATAGATAAGTACGGAATTGATGAAGGTAAACGCCGTGGCGCTCGTCAAGCAATACTTAACTCCTATACTGATATAGTTCGCGACCAGATGAAGGATGCTAAGAAGGACGATCCTAAGCAACTCGTTGACATCAGGAATGCAGAAATATCCAAGGCGCAAGAGGCACTGAAGCTACAGCTAAGGGAGCTAGACCTGCAAGAAAAGATGAATGATGCCACTTCCACAGGATACCGGGACTACGCTAACCGAGTGTCCACAGTTATAGGGCTAAACGAGAAGCAGAAGGACGGCCTGCGGTCCATTCTCCCTGTCATTGAAGAGATGTCTAAGAGGTATAGTGTAGCGAAGGAACTCGTAACAGCAATAGCGGTTCGGGAGTCTGGCGGCGATAACTTCTCCATGGGCGCCGTCAGTCCGAGAAGAACTGTAAACGGCGCACCATCAGGTGGCGTAGCGGGCACGATGCAGGTGACACGCGATACCGCCGCCGCCGTAGCAAAGAAGTACGGTCTTCCTTACACCGTAGACGAGATGAGGACACAACTCCGTCCTCAGATGGAAGTAGCGGTAGCGTATCTCAACCAACTGATGGCGAAGTATAACGGGGATGTGGAGAAAGCTGCGCAAGCGTATAACGGGTTTGGGCCGTCACGGGACAAGAACTATGGCGTCAAAGTAGCGCAGATGACCAACCAGCTATCCATGCTCGGAAGTGGCGGGATGGCGTCTATGATAAACAAACAGCGTGAAGCAGCACAAAAGAGTCAAGAGACCGTTATCGCCGGTACTCGCGACCTTCTTGCTACGTCCACTGACTACTACGCACGTGTTGCGGCGATGGAGCAACAACGCGCGCTGGAGCTACAGAAGATAAAGGACACGGAAGGGTTGTCGGATGAGGCCCGCTCAGTAGCAAGCCTAGCTGCCGACGCGCGGTACTACGCAGCAAAGCGAGACCTGGAGCAACAGACTCTTTCGTACAGCTTGGAGACGGCGCAAATTGAACGCGATGGCCGCGCTACCGCCACCACGGAGTCAGAGCGCTTAGCGCAAGAAGAGGCTGATATTCGTACTGCTGCGGACTTGCGTATCGCTGAAGAACGGCGTAAAGCGGGTTTGGGACTTATAACCCCCGCGGATGAGGCTCGCCGCGTCAATGCTGAACTCGGCGTCATGCAAAAGAACGTTGATGACCTGAAGCGGACGAACCTAGAGCGGTGGACCGTAAGTGCGAGTCAAGCCTTCGGTAGTTTCTTCGGGGCGTTGGCTACAGGCGGCGAGGCGTTCAAAGATACGCTCAAGACGCTGGTGTCTGCTCTGCGTGACTTAATGGTTCAGATGCTCATTATTACTCCCATCGCTAACGCTATGAAGAATGCGATGAACTACGTTGGCACGAGCACCGGAAGCGGTGGAAGTGGCTTCAGTTGGGGTGGACTCGTTAGCGCAGTGGCGGGGGGCGCAGTGTCCGGTGCCCTCGGAGGAGCGGCGGGTGGGGCCGGAGGCGGAGTGGTAAGTGGCGCAGCGGGCGGGATGACGCAGGACATGCTGTTCGCGAACGGGGGAGCGTTCAGGTCTTCTCTCATGCCGGGGCTCTACTCGCAGCCGACCTACTTCCCGATGTCCGGTTGGGGCACGCACCGCTTCGCTGCGGGTGTCGGGCTGCTTGGAGAAGCCGGCCCGGAGGCCGTGCTACCCCTGCGACGCGGGGCCAACGGCACGCTGGGGGTAGAGGCAGGGGGCGGACGGGCGTCGTCCGTAGTCAACAACGTCTATAACAGCGTGTCCGCGGATATCCGCACCCGACAGAATGACACAGGGGGTGTGGATGTTTATGTCACGCCTAAACAGCTATCTCAAATAGAGTCGCACTTGGCGAGTCAAACTGTGAACGGACGCGGCCCCTTGTCTGCGGCTCAACAAAATGTATGGGGCGCGCGCAGGGTTGGGTCATGATATCAGCGGAGTTAATAGCGCGGTATACGTCTGAAGTAGACGTAGATTTTGTTGGAGTGTTTAGACTTGAACATCCTAACGCCGCGTCGAGGTATATTATTGACGGGACTACGTACCCGCAGCAGTATGAAGTAAACGTTAATGGCGCTCTGCAATTGTTTGAGCCCGTTCCTACGCAAATAACCCCCCCATCACGTGATGATTCCGGAAAGGCCGATATGGCTATCTCGTGGTGCGGGATACAAGGCGAGGCTCTTGCTTTTTTAGAAGAGGCTTTTGCTGCTAAGTCAGTTGTACTTAAACCCGATCCTATTAAACTGTTTTACTCTGAAATTATCATAGGGAGCCCAGAGCCCCAAATAACACCGTGGTATGAGTTCACGTTATCAAATGTCGGCGTTACTGAATCTGTAGTAACGGCCACGGCAACGCGGGCCGATATCCTTAATAGAACCTTCCCCGCGGAAAGGTATCGCGTAAACAGGTTCCCGGGGTTGTTACGTCGATGACATGGGAACAAGTTATTCGGGCATTGGTAGGAACGCCCTACGCTTGGGGCGCGAGGGGTCCGGATTCCTACGACTGCTGGGGGTTATTCCTCCGGGCGCGGGAATTGGCCGGGCTTCCGTCTTGCGGAGAGCGGACCCCCTCCAGTCTCAGCGAGTCGTCTGGTATGATGGCGGCAGAGGCAGAGACGCCGTTATGGCGGTCTGTGGTGGCTCCGCAAGGTGGTGACGCTATCCTGCTAAGAGGGAGAGCTAAGTTGCATCATATCGGCGTCATAACGCCTTTTGGCGTTCTTCACACTACGCGTAAGTACGGTGGTGTGGTGATGTCTATTGCGTCCCTTCGTTTATCTGGGTACGAGGTCAGGGGGTTCTACCAGTGGGCCGGATAGTCATTTTTGATACGCCGATGAACCCAAAAGCGTCTCATGAGGTAGCTCATACTGGGCCTTTTATTAGTTTTCTATTAAGCCATTATCCTAACGGATTTCCCGGTCCCGCCCTCGTTTCATTCAATTTGGCTAAATTGCGGGTAGAAAACTTTGACCGAGAACTCGGAGAGAGTGATGTTGTTACGGTTTCTATTCTACCCGGGGTTCCTGCCGCGTTCCTTGTTGCTTACGGGGCCACACCTTTCTGGTCTGGGGTGGCGGCTTTTGCAGCCAACGCAGTTATCGCAACTGCACTATCTTTCGCGGTCAACAAATTTTTTGGCCCCAAAGGCGCAAGTACGGGTGCGTCTGCTATCGGCTCAGCAGGCTCCGCTGGAACGGGTTCCCCTACCTACGATTTAAACACCCCCTCGAACGTTGCGCGTCTAGGCGCACGCATACCCGTTCAACATGGAAAGGTGTTATCGGTACCAGACTTGGCGTCTGCCCCGTACTCTGAATACGAAGGCAATCAACAGTATGTAAGGATGCTTCTGTGCTTGGGCCAGGGGGTGTTCGATGTGCACGACGTACTGGTAGCAGGGACTCCGGTAACGTCGTTACCAGGAGTAGTTACCGCCCGTGTATTCTCCCCTGACGATCACAAACAATCGTTTGGTATGATACAGGCGATAAGCGGAGTACGCGAGAACGTATACACGTCCCCCGCGGTATCGGATCAGGAGTTGACCGCTGCGCTTGGCGGGGCTTTCAGTTCTACCGGAAGACAGTGGAGTGGTCAGTTTAACCCCGGTGGCCCCGGAGGCTACTCTATTTTTTGGTTGGATACCCAAGCTCCTGAATACGCCGAGGCGTGGAGGAGTGGAACCCCCATATGGATAGTAATAGCGTCAGGGGCCAATGCGGGCACCTACCAAGTGGGGTTCATCGTAAACTCTAGTAACGTGGGTGGAAACACCGCAGCATGGGTGTACCAAAAAGGCCACTTGGCGCCTGGCGTAGACTGGGCGTCAGGTTCTCCGACATCTGATGTTATGACGCTAGCTTACAATATTGATGGGGGGTCGGGTAGCGTTATAGGTCCCTTCGCAGCAAGCCCGGTAGGCAGGCAGACCGAGCAGTTAGAGTATGATGTGGTGTTCCCTTCGGGAGTATTCAAAGCTAATACGACTACGGGCAGGGCGGAATCGTTCACTATTGCGGCCGAGTTCTTGGCTGAAGAGATAGATGACGACGGTAACACAACTGGCTACGCAGAGAGGTACTACTACAGTGACGCATTTGCCACTACCACGCGGCAGCGTAAGACACTAATCCACGCGGTAAAGAGGGGGCGGTATCAAGTAACCGCCACCCGCACGTCTAAAAAGTCTGACCGCGTGCAAGATCAGTCCGCTATGCACTGGACAGGTCTAAAGTCTATACTCGGAAATACTTTCGGCGAGAACGTATACGGGGATACTACAATAATCGCTATCACAGCTAAGGCTACAGAAGGTTTAGCTAGTGACGCCATTTCCCGTATTTCTGTTGATAGCACGAGGGTACTTAACGGAGCGCCCACTCGCAACCCCGTAAAGGCGTTTAAGGACGTAATACTCAACCAACGTTATGGCGGACGAAGGTCCGTAGCAGAGTTAGATACAGACGTATTAGACGTGCTAGAAGGAGAGTGTGAATCGAACGGAGATTACTTCGATTTTAGATTTGAGACAGAAACTAATGTATGGGAGGCTGCTAGAGCTACGCTACAAGTTCAGCATGTATTTCCTACTATGCAGGGGCCTGTTATAACGGTAGTAGAGGACAAGAACTACACTGTCTCTTTCATGGACTTTGATGTACACACGATAATAAAAGACAGTATGACGCGTACTTTTATTACCCCCAATGAGTCAGATAAAGATGGGGTAGAAGTTTCGTACATAAACGCCGACGACGGGTCAGAACTTTACGCACTCTTCCCAGAGACTTCCGCTGATTCAGAGCAGGTTGCCCTGCCGGGGTGCCGGTCTTACTCTGTGGCAATAGCGTATGCAGAGCAACGGTGGAGGCAGGTGTGTCTGCGGCGTGAACTCATTTCGTTTGACACAGAGATGGAGGCGCACGTGATTATGGTCGGGGTGCCAATCAACGTAAGCCACCCGTTACTAGGAGATGATCCAGTAATGTATATCGTAAACGCTGTGACCCCCAAAGACAAATACACAGCTACAATAGCGGCTCATAAGCACGAGCCCGGAGTGTTCTTATGAGCGCGACGTTTCCTCCAGAAGCGTGGGTGGTAGTGCACACTGCCTACCGTAACGCGATAGACGCAGCGGGCGCCACGGCTGAGATACGAGTGAGGGGAGCAGACGGGGCGCTGCTTTCTACCGTCCCATTGTTGTTCCCGTGCGCCACAATTGATCTGGCTACGGGGAGGTTAACGTTCGAGGTAGGCGCCCGAGATGAAGATGCGGCAGCGTCCGGAAGAGCCACGACAGTCCAAGTGTGTAGCCACGTGGGGTTCGTGTGGGGCACTTACACGTGCGCTGCCGGAACTACGCCGGTGGTTAATACCGCGGTGTTCCGGTCTCTTGATATCATAGCGGGGCAACCCGTTGAACTGTTGAGCTTTACTATCGGCTAACATGAGAATGAGCAAATGGCTATATCTTGGACTCTCGTAGATAAGATCGCGGCCAATATGGGTCGCCTAACACGCCTACAGCAAGGCACGGGGGTAGCCGGATTCGGCCTATACAGTGCCTCTAACGTGCTGCTGGCTACCTTCGCCGTAGACACGGCTGCGTCAAGTGTAGTCACCGATACCGGAGATTTGGTGCTAGCCAATGCTTCTGGGGCCGTTGGCGTTGCTGCTGGAGTCGCTGTTACCGCTAAGCTCCAGGCTCGCGATGGAGGGGTGCTGGTGGATGCTATCCCCGTGGCACAGGGGGTAGTAGCGGTAGCGCAAATGTTAGTGGTGGACAGCACCACCATAACGGTAAGCGGCCCCCTGACGTTAGTCTCTGCATACATTGTAGCCTACCCGTAGCCACCTTAATGTCCTCCGTGACGTTTTCTTGGAGACTGGCAAGTTCTGCTATCGTGTCGGGAACCGTCACGATAGACCAGGACAGCCGTCTACTGGTGTACAGTGGACAGGTGGTATGCCGTGAAACGGTGGTGGCTACCATACCTCCTCTGCGCACAGGGGACACGCTGACTGTCGGTAGTGCGGTACTGTCCGTACAGGAGCACGGCCAAATAGTACAGTATCTAGGCTCGCGTCCGACGTTAGGCGTGGCACTAGGCTCTAACGAAGTCCCAGACCCTAACCCAGACCCTGATCCTGATCCGCCCCCTCTCACCCCTCCGGACCAGACTTGGGCCTACGGCCCAGTAAGTTCCAACATCACCGTGTCTTACTTCGGCTCCGAGGTACGCGCTAGCAGCACTGCGCCAGGCGTGGCCTTCTACCGCTGGGCGTTGGCCATTGCCAATGTGGTCAGTGCCAAGGCGTACTGGGAGTTCGTTGTTGCCGGGGCCTCTACGACTACCTACGGTGGATTTGGCGTGGGGCCTTGCTCGGTCGACACCGGGGGCCGGCCAGGAGTCGGCACGAACCCCGGCTGTATGCTGTATTGGGAGGGCGGTGAGGCAGCGGTGTGGTGCGACGGCACCGAGCACGCGGTAGACGCGCCCGCTGAGCCAACTCGAATCGGGGTTGGTATTGAGGTCATGACTAGCGAGGTCTGTCACGTCGTGTTTTATAGTAGCGGGGTTGCGCTTAATGCCGAGCCTTTTGCGATGATCCTGGAAGGGTCGATTGTCGTGCCGGTGGTCTGCGCCCTCAACGCCAATGCAGTATTCACACTGGATGACCGGGTATGAGCATCCAACACCTACCGGACGGCTATACGGCGCTGCGGTCGATTCCGGGTGCGCGCTATGACGCGCAAAATATCTGTATTGCAGACGATAGCATACAAATCGATTGGATATGGCCTTCTCCAGGCTACGTCACAAAAGCGCAAACACTCTCCCGCGCGAATGGGGGCAGCGTAGAAGGCGGCAATAGGCCACCTGCGTGGCGGCCGAGTGGCGCACCCCCACAGCGGGGACCGATAATGACCTGGAACGTCTACGAAAACAGCCCGTCGCGCAACAGTTACTACGATTGGGTGAACAACCAGGGTTACGCCTTTAGGCTGGACGCAATAAGGATACAAGGGGCCGGTCCAGTAGGCACCAACGGCAGCGCCACCGGGGCTAACCCGAATACGAATACGATGGGCATAACCCCAGGCCAAGGTATTAGCGGTGCCTGGGAGTGGAGTTCGATGGGTACGGATGCGCAGATAGAAGACGCTAGGGTTGAGGTTAGGATCGCGGCGGCTACGGGGTCTTTTACATCGCTTGCATTGTCTGACACTAAGCTCATCGACAGTATGACTGGATCATGGGTCACAGAGACATACGACGGACTCCCAGCGCAGACCCCAGCGCAGACTCCGATCAACAAGACCTTTATTCCTACGCTGGCAGCCGGGTCGCGAATTGTTCCAATCAATGGTCGGGTGCGTATCCAATTTTATCAACTCGGGGGGATTACGGAAAGCCCGAGTGCCGTGTTATCCGATCTGACAATTCAGCTTACTGTCACCCCTGTGTGACCACGAGACCGTAGCGTGGCTTGTCCCACAACACTCTGTACCATCGCGCGGCCGGCCGAGCAGCAAGGGCTCACCGTCCTCACCGCTCCGGCTCCGTCGCTCCTGGCGCTGGGAACCGTGCCCCCTGTGGTGGCTGCGCGGGTGCAGTTGAGCGCGCCTGCCCCCGTGCTGTACGCCTTCGGGAGCACGATCCCGCCGGTCGGTGCACGAGTGCAGTTGAGCGCGCCTGCCCCCGTGCTGTACGCCTTCGGGAGCACGATCCCGCCGGTCGGTGCACGAGTGCAGTTGAGCGCGCCTGCCCCCGTGCTGTACGCCTTCGGGAGCACGATCCCGCCGGTCGGTGCACGAGTGCAGTTGAGCGCGCCTGCCCCCGTGCTGTACGCCTTCGGGAGCACGATTACCGGTGCTGTGCGTGCGCGGGCCTTGTTGGAACCTCCCGCGCCCTTGCTGTTCGGTGTGGGGGTAGGGAACGGGCAGTCCTTGATAGGAGAGTCGTACTTACTATTTAGCATGGTAGCTAATAGCTTTGTTGTAGCGTCTGACGGACTTATCGGGAGCGCGTCTCTGACCTCATCTAACGTAGGGGTAGGCACCGTAGCAGGGAGCGGGCTAATCGGGCCATCAAGAGTCCTGTTCACTACTTCCGGAGATGTGTGGGCTGTCAACGGTTTCCCCCCTCCGATGGTAGAAGGGTACGGGTACACTCGTCCGTCTGGCCTAGTGCGTACTCCATATGCTTCTGGGAGGACTAGGCAGCGTAGGCAATGGCGTAATGGATTTAGACAAGCTACGGTCAGTTTTGATATTGACCGCGGCATTCTAGGCGACGTTGAAAGGTTTATCAGTTTAAAGGGGTACGAGTGGTTCAGCATGGGTCTGATCACTGGCGATAACGTCAGCAGCGTGTTGGAGACGCACACTGTAAGAATTATTGGAAACCCGTCAAAAGGCAATGTCTACGGGAGTCAGATGACACTCTCCTTAAAGATAGAGATAGCTTCATGACTTGGATCGACCTCGGACTCCCTGCTGCGATAGCGAATAGCTATGGGTACACAACGGACGCTGGGCTGCGGCGCACTAGTCAGTCGACGGCTGAGCCCCGGCAGAAACGTGATTATGCTACAGATAAGCGCGAGTTCAGCGTGTCTTTTCTGCTTACCACGGCGCAGTTGCGAACAGCAGAAAACTATCTACAAGAGTACGGGTACACGTGGTTTCCCTTGCCCTTGTCATCAGGGGACTCTACCGAGGGCGTATCCACGCTTTATGTAAAGCTCATTGACGACCCGACAATCACGGCCGCGGGGTCCAAGAACGCGTGGGCAATGGCGGTAAAGCTAGAGCAGTACGTCGCTTTTGAGCAATCTGTTTTCGTAACTACCACCTTATATCCGCAGGACGCGGAAGAGCGGTTTTACTTAGCGGCGCCGGGTCCCCTGACCTGGGTAGTCGGGGGGAGCGTCATCTACGACAGTGACCAAATGTCGTGCACGGCACCCCCAAGCATTAGCGGAACACTGGTGTTAACCCATTTGCACGCGTGGGCAGAGCCAGATTCCACGAACATGGTGGCGCCTAGTATCAGTGGAACGCTGATACTAACGCAACTACACACCTACGTCCTAGACACGGTGGGCGCGGCGGCGCCCAGCATATCCGGGCAGTTGGACCCTTATACCGAGGCTTTTGTTTTCGGGTCTGAGGATACGGGTGTATCCGCTCCTACAACCATTTCAGGAACGCTAGCATGACCGCACATATCTGGGTACCTAGTACCAAAATCATTGAGCCCCGGGATGCTATCGTACTTTCACCTGTGGGGGTATCAGGGTCCATTTTATCTATTGTGGCCGTGAAGCCTGATGGGAGAAGACAAGAACTGTGTGGGGCGTTCCCCAACTTAGTAACGAATGGCGGGCTAGAGATGTGGGGGACGTACAGCCCATTCGGGTACTGCTCCCTCGGATCATCAAGTCAAGCTCCAGTGAACACCGATAGCGGGCTGGTATCTTATGTGGCACACACCAGCGCAGTGGTCTCTACGGTTCACACGTTCCACGCCGAGGAAGGAGTCATGCCCGCGTACTGGTCCATGGTACGGGTGTATAACTTTGTTGCACAGGGGTCCTCCTTCAACATCAGCGAAGTTGGGGTGGGACGCTCGGCTGGGGGAGTAGACTTATGGAGTCGTTCTCTGTCGCGCGACCAAGAGGGGAACCCCGTGACGGTGCCATGGGCAATGGGTGATACCATAGACGTTACTTACGAGGTACGAAAGTACCCGTTCACAGAAACTACCTATTCCGGGGACATTGGAGGAATCACTAGAACCGGGATAGTGAGACCGTCTGAAGTAGACACTACGTTGTGGGAAGTGAACGTGACCCGGCAATACTACAACAGGCCCGCTTATAATGTTAGCAGTCTGGCATACTCTCAAGTATACGATGGGGCTATAGGCGACGAGTACTCTTCTCCGTTTGGAGCATCCGCAAACAACTCGGGCGCCGCGGAGGACGCTTACGACGCCAACAGTAAAAAGAGAACAGGGACTCTTATCTACGGGCCATCGGTAGGAAACTTTGCCGCGGGCATAACCTCCTTCCGCCACGTCAATACTGTAGGAGTGTATCAAATGCAATTCTCTCCCGCCATAATGAAAGCGGCTGATAAAACGTTAACATTGTACGTTGCGACTCCCACGTGGGGTAGAGTCTGAAAATGATGGTGTGCGCGCCCTTGGTAGGTACGTCGGGTAGAGTTTCTGCCTATGTAACGAAGCCCTGTGGCAGACGCCGCGTCATATTTGAAGACTCGCCTAACCTTATAACTGACCCGGGGTTAGAGAGGATGGCTGCTTTCCCTGTAATAAGCCACTGTTCAGTGGGTGGGAGTGCGCAGGCACCCGGCTACACGGATACCGACTTGGCGCTATACTACAGAACGCACACTTCTATATCTAGCACGCTATATGGAGCCTGCGCTGTCCCCCCGTACTACGGATGGATGCAAGTCACGTTTGTATTCGCTCCTCCGACCGAGGACTTGACCGTGGCAGAGATAGGCATTGGGTGGGCAGCAGGCGGAACGGGGCTGTGGAGCCGATCCCTCACACGAGACCTAAGTGGGATTACAGCGCCGTTCCCATGGGCGGCGGACGAGGAACTGACCGTCGTGTATGAAGTGCGGAAATATGCCTTTAACGAGGCACAGTATTCTGACCAAGGGTGCCTCTACATAGTGCGCCCCGCGCTCGTTACCGATGTCTCAAGTTGGAGGTTCTATAATGGGGGCCAAGAGATAGGGCGGACGCCTGGCGTACCGACTATTTATCCTCCTACGCTGTATGCCGGAGAGTTGGGCGGTCCTGCTGAAACTCCGTCTGGTCTATCATACTCTCCCGGTGCAGTAGCGTGGACTAATAGATATCCTTACGTTGACGGGAGCCAGAAAAGGGTTGGTGCGCACACGTACAGCAGGCACGCAGGGCATCTTAGTGGCGGGGTACGGTCCATACTGGTGCTGAGTACAGTAGGCGCGTACCAAGTGTCAGTCGACCCACCAATACAGAGGTCCTCATCCCAGTATTTATCGCTTACAGTAGAAACACCTAAGTGGGGGAGGGCGCCCGCGTGATACCCAGGAATCGGCTATCTGTTCAACCGCACGAAGGCCCGTATCTTTTTCCTGACGAAAACAAGAGAACCCCTCCTTCTAGTTTGGTATACCCGTATGACGTGGCATTAGGCGGCAAAAGCGTAGGTGATACGTCTGAGGGTATCATGTACCAGTTATGGACTTTTAGTTATGACGGACTGAATATACGAGCCCAGCCGTCAAATTTCGGTACCTCCGTGATAATTCTCGGGGCCGGACCCGGAGTCACTGCTTTATCTGGATGTTTTGACGCTAACATGCACCCAGTCTTAGCATATACGCAAGGCAGCGTAGCGAAGCTATACTGGTACGATAGCTCGGTCCCGGGTTATGCTACTACCGAATTGACGGATTGCCTTAGTCCTCGTGTTACGTTCGACGATAAGCGTGCTACCATGCTGGCCCTCAACGATGTTATATTGTTTTATATAAAAGACGGGGCACTATTTTATAGACAACAAAGGGATAGGTACGGGGTGGAACGGCGCTTATGCGATTGTCCCAATACCACTATAAGGATTGAAAGGGTAAGCATGAACACTCTGAACAGGCTTCAGATAGAGTTTATTGTAGCCGTATGAGGTACTTCAGGCTCAAGGCTGCTAATCGCGATGATGCGATCTGCCAGGCACTAGCGTTGCGTAGGTGTGTCGTCCAGTCCTACGCTGGAGTGAGTTGGGATGAGAACGGCGAACGCAAGATGCTGAAGTGGAGTGAGATATGACCGTTGCAGAACTACCCACTGAAGAACGCACTAAGTGCGAGATTTACTCCAGAGTCATGGGGTACCATCGCCCTGTGGAGTTCTGGAACAAAGGTAAGCAGCAAGAACACAGGGATAGAGTGGCGTTCAAGGAGTCGATGGTGATAGGCAATTAGCTGGTAAAGCGAAACCGCCTAAATGACTCCCTGATGTAGTTGATAAGCGCGCGGCACTCGGGGCAGGTAACTAGGCCACCCGCAGTAGCAAATATCACGGGGTCGTCTACGTCTCCTGTCTCATACGCATCAAACGCTAGGCCGCAAAGCGAATGTTCTCCTTGCCCGTTACCGGGCGCGTGAACCGCGGGGTTAGCTATGCGTCTAGCCATGGTGATCCTATTCAGCTAGACGACGCGCGCTTCTGGCTGGCTGTCAGTATTGGAGAAATAACGCAGAATAGCCCGTGCTTTCCGCAGTAAGTCTTACGCCACTGTCGGTAGCTTGGGAGCATGGGAAGGCCGTTTATCTCCCGGCTTCGCGTGTCTCTTTCGTAAAGTCTAAACATGAGTTCCCTTTGCTCTCTGCTAATAGGGTACATAGCTATTGTTACTCATCCGAAGCGAGCCCCGCCGTCAGGGCTCTTAGCTGTTGATAAACCCCGAGTGGCGTGGCCGCTTTAGTCCTGCGCGTTAGAGGGCCAGCGAGTCAAGGTAGTCAGCCAAAGCCGCGGTACTGCACCACCCGTCAGATGGGTCTTCGTCTTGAGCCTCTAGCCCCCATTCGGTTGGTGGGTGCACCTGAACATCAGGTAGGTTCCAGTCGCTCGCAATCCGCAGCGCACTCGCTGCAACCACTAACGCTCTCTTCATTTCGTCTTGCGTTGCCATAGGCTTGATGCTGTTACATTGGATCGGTGTTAGCGATTATGCGCCACGCGTGTCCCCGTTGCACGAGTATCCGACGAACGGTAGCGTTGCACCGCGCTCCAAGGCTATGCTCGCGCCCTCGACTGGAACTGCTATCCCTCCGGGGTTTATTCTAGCGACACGAGAACCGCCCTTAGACCCCCGGTACGATTCAATGGCGTCCCGCAAGCCCTCTTGCGTGCGGTCCTTCATGCGGGCACGGATACTTTCCCGTGGTTCTCATGAAAAAACTCGTTAATCCTAGTGTCCTTTGCTACTTTCGCAGCTTCGGCTAGGTCGGAGTAGTACCCTAGGTGCTTACGCTTCCCTCTTATCGTAACGTACACCATCCATTTGTTTCGCGCTGCATACCAAATAACTTCGTTGTACCCAGATTTATTATCTCCACGAAGAGTTATGTTTCGGCAATTATCTTCCCTTTGCACTTCACGTAAGTTGATTAACCTGTTGTCTGTCCTCACGTGGTTTATGTGGTCTATCTCGTGAGTAGGAGGACTCCCGCTAACCATGGTCCAAATGATTCTGTGATTCAGGCATCCTTTCTTGAATAGCTGCATCTGGTAGTATCCAGTGTTCGCTATGGACGTTCCCGCTCGTTTCCCCGCCAACCTCGTGTTCCAAGCATCACATTGATGCTGGTCTGTGAACCATTTAACACTTCTAGCCTTCCATGTTAAGAACCCGGTATCTTTGTCGTACAAAAGTAGCTCATTAAGCACGCTGGCAGTGTGTATCATGACTTCTTTCTCCTGTACCCGGCTATAGCTGACCTCAAGTTCTCCTGCGTGCGGTCTTTCGTCTCGATGAGTGCCACCAGCAATTCATCCACGGTGTTGCGAGTCAGTATCCTACGGATGCGAACATTGCTAGCAGTCTGCCCTTGCCGCCGTATCCTTCCGTTAAACTGGAGCCAGAAGCTAAGGCTATCTGTGGGACTGAACCAGGCTATCTCACTTCCTCCACCTTGGAGGTTTACACCATGCGCGGCACTGGCAGGATGAGCCATTAAGAGAGGATACTGGCCCGCGTTCCATGCGTTAACGACTGCACTCGGGTCTTTTACTCCGGGGCCTAAGTACCCGACTTTGTATCCCTGCTTTGTGTATCGCTCCTTTATCCGGTGCATGTCATGCCGGTATAAGTACGATAGGAATATTGGGCTGCCCGCGGCTTCGTGCATAATGCTATCAAGAACTTCTAGCTTTAAGTCATGCACCAACATGACCGCCCCACTATTATCCGAGTGTAAGACGGCACCGTTGGCGACTTGGCGGCACTTCGCCCTGGCGGATAGGACGCAGTGGACTTCTAAGTCCCACTCACCGTCAACAGGATCATCTTCATGGCGATCTAACTGAGCGAAGTACTCCTTCTCTAGCCTGTCGTACTCTCGCTGTGTCTTAGGGTCGAGGTCTACCCAATGGTCGAAATATTGATAGTCGGGTAGTTTCAGGTAGTCCTCAGACCGCATGGACAGCGTGATATCTGCAATACGGCTTTGTATCTCTTCTTCGGCGCCAGGTGCCAACGACCACGTTTGCATGGCGTATCCGGGACGGAACCATTTCGTCCTGAAGTCCCCGATGTTCTTGTACAGGCGTTCCCCTCCGTCAATAACAAGGTATTGCCCGTGGAGGTCAATGAAACCATTAGGTATCGGGGTCCCTGTCAACCCCACCCGATACGCGAAATGGTCCTGTAACAGCAACTCTAACTCTTTGAACCTCACGCCTTGCGCGTTCTTCAGTCGGTCGGACTCGTCTATCACCAGCATGTTGAACGGTAGGTACCGTCCGCGCGCGAGAAACTGGTCATTGAGGGCACGTACCAACCAAGGGATCGACTCAAAGTTTATGATCCATATATCGCAGTCACGGCGATGCAGGTCACGCAGCTTTTGTTCTTTTGGGCCGCGTAGCAAGCATGTACGCAGGCCCCGCAGATGAGACCACTTGGCTACCTCTTGACGCCACACAGTCTCAGCCACTAGGCGCGGCGCTATCACCAAAGCTCCGTAGACCTTCAAGTCGTCTATCAACCGGCCGATAGCAGTCAGCGTGATACTGGTCTTCCCCGCGGACAGGAAGAGCCATTCCATGCTCCGTGGGTTAGCGCACACGTGGTCTACCGCACGGTGCTGGTACGGATGGAAGTCACTTAGTGAGAGCATTTAATCAGTTTTCCGTGCTCGCACCGATACTCCTCGTACACCCCGTCATCGCGCTCCGTCAGCGGGCGGATACTGGTCATGCGCCCGCCTTTCTCTTTGGCAAAGATCGTAGCAGCTAGGGAGAGTTCACGCCGATCACCTGTGGCGATTATCTCAATGCTCTCACGGCCTGTTGTCACTCGTACATAGCAGCGTGCGTTCATCTTAATCCTCGCGGTAGTAAAGGCGCGGAGCGTCCCGCAGTATCATAAGGACGTGTTCTCGTTCCAGCGAGCATGGTTGCTGCGCAAGCCACTCAATATCACCATTCACGAGGTCTATAAATTCCGCCCTCGTCAGCAACTTTTCTTGTAGAACGCGGAGTGGGTTTGTACTCTTTTGTGACACCGAATAGTCCAGTTGAAAGTCAGTGTCGAACATGGTTATAGCTTCACTTCAACGCGCACGCTAACCAACAGTTTTTTGGTCTCCTCAGTGCCAAAAAACCGCTGGTCTGTGGTGTGTACCCAGATATTCGTTGGTACCAAGCCTGTGGCCTTCTCGTACTTGCGTAGCAGCGCGAATATCTCTGACTCCAGTTGGGTGCGTAGCGTGATAGCGTCTTGTACGGTTGGTTCATTGCTCATTGTCGTTACCTCATTTTCAGTCAAGTAGAAACGTTCTTCAGCGAGCCTCTCAACTTCCACGGTCGTGGACTCGCTGAAGTATTGCAGCGCCGCGCAGATACGGCGGCCGTCTTCTTCGCTGATCCACCCCCATTCTGATGAGCCGACGATAAGACCCGGGGTATCTCCGACGTGGGTCTCCTTTGTCGCGGCTTCTGTTCCTTGCTCGAAGACTATTGCTTGGTGAGTTGTGTCGGGGTTAAAGCCGTATCGTTTCATGCCTACCTCTTCATCACAGGTTTGCCGATCCCGTTCAATCCCGTAGCCACCCACCACCCGCTTGCTGCTGCGATTAGCGCCTGTGCCAACCCAGGGGAGTGAAGAACACTAGCAGGCTGTCCAGCGCAACGAGCATGGTCAGTCCTGTGGTGAGCGCGGCGCCGTCTACCTTCACTCTGGCCTCGCTCCACGGCTGACCTTACGCGCGGGTGCGTACTCGCCGCACCAATGGTCACGGGATTTTGGTGTCGGGTCTGGGTACCTGTGGCACTTACCAGCGTCAGGGCCGCCGACGCGGGTGCGATAGTACGTGCACGTTGAACATTCTGCTTTCATGCTGTTCTCCTAAAACCCGAATTGTTGCTTTACGTCGGCTTCCCATACCTCCGGGTCCTCCATGATTATTGAGCGGCCTTTTTCCCGTAGCGATGCCCACCGTTTCGTGGGCCAAGGCTCTACGTCTCCTTGCTCTTCCATGCTCCCCAGTTCGCAGTGGCGTGCGTCTTCGTAGTCCATCAAGAGACGAATCCCATGCGGGCTACTCAAAACCGCTTGCTGCTCGCCTTCCGTCATTGCTTCGTCTTTCATACATAGTCTCCGGGCCGTGGAATGTTTAACCCCGTTAGCGCGTAATTGTACCCGCGCATAAACATGTCGTAGTCCCTGTTTCTCCTTTTGCTTTCAGCGGTTTCCTGCGTGTTCCCTAGCCATGAAGTAGTGAACTCGCGGCCCGGAGGACCCTTTGGTGGGTAGGGCGTGACTACGCGAGGGCGAGAGGTCTTTTGGTCGTTCATGGTGTTTTCTACCGATGCTTCGTTGGTCACACGTAGTCTCCAGGTTGGGGGACATTTAGCCCCGTTAGCGCGTAATTGTACCCGCGCATAAACATGTCATAATCCCTGTTCCTCTTTTTGCTTTCAGGGGTCTCCTGCGTGCCCCCTAGCCACAAAGTAGTGAACTCGTGGCCCGGAGGACCCTTTGGCGGGTATGGTGTGACTACGCGCGGGCGAGAGGTCTTTTGGTCGTTCATGGTGTTTACATCCAACTGGTAACGATGATAGGCGTGCCTTCAGTCACTCGGGTGCGGGTTCCACCATACTCGGCTTCTCCTCGCAACACCTTGTCTAAGAACGTGATCGTGGCGAGCGAGCGTAGTTTTGTCGCTTCGTCCATTAGCCCGTTCCCGATGTGTAGCCAGATCAGTTCCATCTGTGCGCTGACCACATCTTGCACGCGTTCCAAATTGCACCTTTTCATGATATCTCGTGCTTCCGAGGATACTTTATAAAAACTCGTTGTCATCTTCTCTCTCCACAATGACGCCGGCTTCACGGAACATCGTGAGCGCAACGTCGAATAATTCTTGGGGCATGTGCGTCTCCTCGTTGCCGATAACGACGACCGCCACGCCCGCGTTTATCATCATCCGGGCGCACGCGTTGCAGCACAGGTGGGTCACGTAGACCGTCGAGCCCTTGAGCCGTGAACGCGCCGCGGTCGCCACCAGGTTCTCTTCAGCGTGCGCGGTCCACAGGTATTTGGCCGGGCGCTCCATGCGCTCAGGCCGGTCCTCCACGCGCCGGGGAAGGCCGTTGAACGCGACCTCCAGTATCTCGTTGTCCGGTCCTACCGCGACCGCCCCCACGTGCGTGGAGGGGTCCTTAGACTTGATGGACACGTAGCCAGCCATACCGAGGAAGTATGCGCGCCAGTTCATGCTGGTAGGCTCAACTCAAGCGCCTCGCGTGCCTTTATCACGAAGCCGTGGCGGTCTTCAAACCACTGCTCGTGTGACTCCTTGTCATCGGTGCTTCGCCCGCGGCGATGAAACCCGTCGGTAAGGATTCCGTCGAGTGCGTCCGCTACCACAGTGAGTTCCGCCCTGAGCATCTGGATAACCTCTGTGTCCTTTTGTGGCGTATCACGACATGAGTACCCGTGCGTATTCATGCCGGCGCCCTCAATCTAAACTCGCACTCTCGGATGATACCGGCGTCGGTGCTCACGTACCCATCATGCAGTTCAGATAGGTACACGTCGTGCAGGCCGTCATCTCGCCACTCGGCAAAGTCTACATCGTCATCTCCAAATGTCTCGCGGTACTCTTTCAACATTTTCTCAAGGTCGCTGACTTTCATAACGGCATTCTCATCAGGTCAATCAGCGCCTTTCCGGCGGCCTCGTTGTCGATGACGTAGATGGCGTGCCCGTACGCACGCATCCGTACGTGCTCCCGCTCTTGTGACTCCGTGGCAGGCTCGCCAGGTCGCTTGAACTCAACGAAGAACGTCCTCTTGTGCAGCGTCGCCACAAGCTCTTCCATCGTAGCGCCCGGAGGACCGGGTGCCGTAAAGATGTCATCCGGGACCGATCGGTGTGCAGGAGACACGAACTTACGAACCCAGAAGCCAAGGTCCTTGGCGTACTCTTTTACCGGCCCCTCAACATCCTTCTCCAGTATCTCTTTCTTCCGGATACGGATGGCCTTCGGGCGTGGCGGCTTACTCGGGGGTTTGAGGTTCATTTGACCGATACGCTTGAATGATGTCGCCTACTTCGCATAGAAACCGTTGTTCCATGGTACGGATGCCGACTCTGAACCACACCCACGCAGCAGAGAGCCAGGCAAGGGCGATGGCGGCATAATCCACTAGGTCGAAGTGATGTGTCCACCCGGCTAGTAGAGCCAGGAGTAAGAACGCAATCGGTGTCGTCTTCATTTACTTCACCATAAGGACAGCGTGGCGTAATGCGCCGAGACGCTTACCCACCCTATCAGCCAGAAACGCTTCTACCTGAAGCATTTGATTATACGTCAGTGGAGCATCTTTGGCGATGACACGCTCCTCCAGCCAGACAACGTAGACCGCGGGGGACAAATCCAGCGGGAGTCTGCACGATTCCTCAAACGCGTCTCGTAGGCGCTCGTGTTCCAGACTTGCGTCAAAGGATGTGAGTTCTTCGCGTGTCACGGTTTTTCTCCTGCACGGGATGCCTCAACTTTACGTTTAGCCCAGTGCAACGCCCGTGTATTCCATTCAAACACTTTCTTCAGCGTCCAAGCAACGGGCTCGGACCCTACGGAGTATACCCTATCCAACAATATGCAGCGAGAATCTTCGCGCAGGGCTATGACAAACTCTACGTCATAGTCAGCGTACTCCGGGTCGCTGAGAATCCTCAGTAGGTCAGAAACCTTTACACCGTTTGGTTCCGTCACTTTTACGCCTCCTTCTGCGTTCGTAGGTCTCGGCGCTACCCCGGAAACTCTGCGCAGAGGAAGTCGATCATGTCCTGCGCTTTATCAGCGATGCGCTGACTACGTTCTCGCTCATCGCACACGTCCATGCGGGCCATCCCGTAGTGGCGGCTGCCAATGTTGTGCAGGGCGTCGATGATCCGTCGAATAGCAGAATACTCAAGGCCGGTCTGAACGTCGTGCGGGGTTGATTCAAAGGGGTGCATGGTGTTCTCCTACGTTAAACAGCGATGGGCGCTTTGATCGCCGGCCAAGGGTTATAGCCGACTAACTTGCAGTCGGCCAGCGTATAGTCGAAAATCGACTCTTTCCGGTTCAGTGCAAGCTGTGGAAGTGGCATAGGTTCTCTCGCCAGTTGAGAGAACACGATATCCGGGTGGATGTGGTTCTGGTACAGATGAAGGTCTCCGAAATGGATGATAAGGTCGCCAACAAGCATGTTGCATTGCTGTGCCAGCATGTGCGTAAGCAACGCGTAACTGGCGATATTGTAGGGAACGCCGAGGAACGCGTCCGCGCTGCGTTGATCCATGCGCAATGATAACCGACCCACCGGCGCGGTGCCGAACATATACGGCTCACGCTCCTTTGGCGTCAGTGGATCGACGTTACACTGGAATAGGCAATGGCACGGAGCGAGTGCCATGAAAGGCAAGTCCGCGGGGTTCCACGCTATAACAACGTGTCGGCGAGAGAACGGGTTAGCCCGCAGGTTATTGATGAGTTCGCTTATTTGGTCTACGCCCGGTTCCCCGTTAACAGAAAAGCCCCTCCACTGTTTTCCGTATATAGGTCCTAAATCTCCGCGGTTTATGAGTCTCCTCCGGATTCTAGTGTTAGAGTGCGGCACGTATTTTTGAAATGCCCACCCCCGTGCTGTTACATTGTTCCCTTTTAAGATGGCAGGCAAGCCCTCGGTAACAAACCTATGGATAGATGTTTGGCTAATGCCGCAGGCGTTAGACGCTGCTCTCAGACCTTCATACACTTTTGTTACACCTTCCGGGTTGGTTATGAGGATATATTCACTATGCACATTTTCTTCCTTCGGAAGCCATATGCACGTGTCTGGCCCGTACTGGTTAGACCCGTAGTAGTCTTTATCAAGTTCGTATCCGGTCCAGTCGTCCCTTTTATATTCCCAATGAGGTATCATTTGTACATCAGAAACAAACGCCTCTACGTCTTCCCATCTCTCGCATACTGTAACGCCTTTTTCTCCGTAATGTTTGTAGTTGTGGGCTCGCACGTTGTAGCAACGATCAAACATCTTGGCCCATGTACTCCTTAGCTTGTCCTTCACAGTCCCTTTGGTGTACCCTGGAGACGCGTGCGCGCTGCTCAATCTCTTTTGGGACGGCCGCGCCGGTTCCCTTACGGAGACTGTAGAAAAGCCCCTGTCATAGAACCAAGGTCTCTTCCATTCACTCCAGATAGTAACGCCCTGGTCCTCCAGTGTGCGGCTGTTCGTATCGCCACTCAAAAACCAGATTAACTCTGCCACCACTGACTTCCAATGAATCTTCTTGGTCGTCAAGAGCGGGAAGCCGGCCGTCAGGTCGAAGCGAATCTGCCGGCCAAAGACAGACCGCGTGCCAGTGCCCGTGCGGTCCTCCTTGTTACGTCCGTTGTCGAGGACGTCACGGAGAAGATCGTGGTATTGTTTCATGGCGCGTCTCTAAGTGCAGAAGGTTTCACCATATCTCGTACTGTACGTTCCACCATACTTCGGTAGAACAGTGAATAAGATACGTGTTTTACCACCCAGTAGGCGCCATACAACGCGGCTAGCCCTAGCAGGATGAATAGTAAGGCGGGCGCCACGTGCGTTATCAGTACGCTTCTTCTTGTCATTTGAAACTTTGCTCCAAGATGGCGTTTCCAAGCGCCTCGTGCTCTGCCTTTGAGATACGCCAGCAACCGATGATGGCTGCGGTAGACTTAGGAATCTCACGTTTCCTGCGCGCCAGTCACCCTCCAGGTCCCTCATCGGTGGTCACGTTCAACCGAAAGTCACTTATCTGGATGGCTAGCAAATGGTAACGCTTAACCTGAAACGCTGCCATAAAGGCACCGGCCTTCGTTCGCGCTAGAGCCAAGACTTCAGATATGGTTTTCATGAGTCCAGACATCCTGCGGCAGCGTACAGAATGTTAAGGTACTCTACCGCCCACTCCAGAGCATGGCGATCTGGCATGTTGCGCACCTTGTAGAAATTGTTAGCCTCCATGTATCGTCTGGCGTCCAGTAGGTTCGTGACTATGCTCATTTAATTTGTCTCTCTACTCTTCAAGCCATTGTTTAAACTCATTCTCGGCAGCTTTCTTTCCGGCCTCGTACGCGTCTACGGCGATTCTTGATATTAGCTGAGCCTCAAGTAGCGTCTTAGTGTGATACGTGTACACAGACCCAAACTCATGGTTAGGCGACGCTACCTCAAAGCTGCAAGCGTTCGGGTCATTCCGCTCGCATAACTCCAGCGTCCCGTTGGTCATATGATGAGACGCGCGTATGGACGTAATGGTCGTCATAAGGGGCTCCACGCGTCGATTAGATAGTCCAGCTTGGGCTTCAAGAAAGCCCTCACCGCTGGCTCGTCTTCCTCGCTGACAGAAACCTGAACAAAGAGAAGTCGGCCGAGGCGCTGCTGTAGGTACGTCAGTTGCAGTACCTCGTCAACCCAATCCCACTTGACCAGCATGTTGTAGTCTTCGTTACCCCAGTCAGGGTGTGACTGGTCACGAATGAATTCGGCCCACGACTCAAACGTCACCGGAGGGACTAGCCGCATACCAGGCTCTAGCCGCACACCAGGCTGATGGCATTTATACCTATCGTTCTCCCATAGGCGTAGTATGTTCCCTCCGCACGTGGAGCACACTTCCATATCATCTTTCTGGGTACTCGACTCCGCGCCACATTTGGGACACGCTCTCATTATGACACCTTTCTATCCTGAAACGAGTTACCCAACTCTAAGGATTCCGCCTTTGTTATCGGCCAGTAGCCAACGAGGGCTACCGGAGCATTCGGAAATCTTGCCGCCATGTTAGAGAGGGTGTACCCCGCGCGTTCGTTGGTTACGACACTAATTGGCGCTCCGTCGACCGATAAAGTCGCCAAGTAAACTCTTTTACGCCAGAACATCATGATATCTTCCCATGCTTGTAGGGCCGGGCCTTGTTGTACTCCATCTTGGCGTCAACAGCGCCCTGGAGGTCGTAGCCGTAGTACCCGCAAAGGTCGAAGATACGGACCACGGTGTCAGACAGTTCTTCCTCCATGTGGGAGAAGCCCGGTATCTTCTCGGACTCCGGGTTGCCGTGGCGCAGAGCCTCTACGGCTTCCCCAATCTCGCTGACGATCCGTGCGAGAGACGCGAGTTGTAAAGCATGGGCAACGCCTGGAAGGTGCGCGTAAGCCTGGTCCACATCATGGAACCCGCTGGCGGTAGCGGTTTCGCAAGCTGATTGGCAGTAGTCGTTGATGTTCATGTTATTTACCTTGGTCTCTGTTCGCGACATCCGCCGCGAGGGTTATCACGGCCAATGCGGCTTTGGCGGCTTGGAGAGACACTTCGTATACCGTGAGTCGGTAGCCATATTCTCGTAGTGCAGAAAGGTCAGGTTGAGCCTCTATCCACTCACCTACAGCTACTTGCAGTCTAACGAACGCCCCACCGCGGGGATTATAGACACTCATATCACTTACTCTTGTATCTGCTGTAGATGAGGCTTCCGATAGCAAATAATCCTCCGACTATCACTATAGGGGCTAGAATACAGATAACAAATACGTCGAAGGGGGGCATACTGCTACTCCCATACACCGTAGATGTGGAAGGATGATGGGATAACAGGGTCATCCTGATAATTGAAGACTCCGATCTCGAAGTCCGCTGCCAATCTTGCTGCGGCGGCTGGGTGCGTTACTACAACGCCTATGAAGCTATCCTTGGCGTTAAGCCAGCCCGGAGTGACAGTAAAAGGGTCGACGTACCCAACATAGCAAAGCTGTACGCTCTGTCGTTCCGCTAGCGCGGTATGCGCTGCGGTCGGGGGCTCGTGTCCTATGTACGCGAAAGGTGTCATTTGTTTCTCCTAGTCCAGACGCGCGGAAAGCCTTAACTGCTTCTCCGGTGTGATTTTGGTTTCTGGTACTGCGCGTTCCACGCGTCGAGTACCGCATTGTCGGTCTTTTGCTTTCCCAGTAGCGCAGTTGCTTGTTCCTTACGCCACTGCAACTCTTCCTTAGTAGTAATTTCCTTGCCGCTGATTCCCGTCAGGTTACCGTCTACTTTCATCTATTGTCTCTCATGTAGGCTTGAGCACCAAGGGTAGCAAGTGCGCCACCGACAACGCCTATGGCTACGAACACCAGATAGGTAATACTCGGGTTATACGCGTGGACTACACACGATACCGCTACCGCAACCCGCACAGAAAAGCGCGCTAGTTTTATCACTTACACCACCCCGCGCGGCGCACTTGCATCGGGCGCCCGAGCCCGTGTGCGATGAGTTCGTGTCCTAGGTTGCGGCCCTCTACTAGCACTTCGCCGAGGTCCCGGCGATAGAAGTCAGCGCCGGGCCGGTAGTCATGCAGCGTGAAAGACCGGGCTTCCGTCTTCTTTCGTTCCGTAGGTTACCGCCACCCAATCCAAGCATGAACTCCCATCATCATACTTAACACCCTTCATATATACTATAAATTTGTCTCGTTTCTGTTTAGAACGGTCGCTTTCTGGCCATCCGGCTTTACTCCCATCGGGGCAGACCAAGAATGTCATAAACCCATTCAGCACCCTCACGCCGGGGCCTATTACTTTGAGCCCCGTCTTACGCGCCTCATCCGCTGCGGCGGCTATCGCCTCCGCGTTCCAACTCGTTACAACGATAGCGTGGTGTACTATATGACTCATTGCTTTGCTCTTGATATGCAAGTTAAGACCGGATTTCCATCTTCTCCTATACCGTAAGATATCGTTACCCACTCCACTCCCTCGTGTAACTCAACGCTTTTTATGAATCGGTCGGTGGTCAACCTATCCGGGCAGACTACGAATACCGTGAAAATGTTTTTTATCACTGTGCTAGAGACTAGAATTTCGAGACCTTTCTTACGAGCGTCCCTGTTACCTGTGTGGCATAGCCAAGCTGCAAGACCCACTTTGCGCGCCTCTTGCGTTATATCGTCAAGAGTATCAAGAGACCGGCTTGTTACGATAATCGCGTGGCTCATTGCTGCTTCCCCGGTAAGCAGACGTACCAACGTCGCTCGGGCTCTGTAGACGTGCTGGCCCAGTCCCGGCCTGCTTCTTCACACCGCTCTTGCGATGGCGCGGAGACGGCGTAGGACTCCAATTCGTGGAACGGAGTGATAGAGGCCAAGAGTAGTAGGACGTACATAGTCAAGCCGACGCTTCGTCCACCAACCGGATGACCTCGGCCTTGAGACGCAGCAGCACAAGCTGCCATACGGCAATATCCGCGGGCTCGGTACGCTCGCGCCAGTTTGTTTCGAGCGCGAAGCACTCGTTCAACGTGATCGCTTGCGCCATGCGGAGAATGTCGGGGTCAATCTTTTCGATGTTCATCTTGTTAATCCGGAAGCTCAACACTTACCGCAGTGCGGGCAGACGTAGGTCTCGTAGTCGCCCCCACCAAGTAGTAGGATGTATATCACTGCGCGCCTCGTACCGCTGGCATGTCCCATAACTTCACGGGAAACGCTGGCGGGTTAGTAAGGACTTTCCACTCGTCTTGACTGCACGCGGGCTCGAACCCGCGAGGGCCGCCGAGGGAGGGTGATTGCCGGCCTATCTTCTTCCCGCTAAGGTCGTACAGGACCACATCAACGAATCCGTCGTATACGTCTCTTGCCACACCGAAGAAGTTGGTTGACGCGGATACCAGCCAGTCTCCTTTCTTCATCATGGGTCGCTCTGTTAATGTTTATGGACGAAGTATGCCAGAAACCACCACCCCGTCGCTCATTATCCGACGAGCGGTAGGTCAAGGGCCTTGAGCACCTGTGCATAAGCCTCGTCACCGCACTTCAAGGCCGGCCACAACCCGAGGTCGATGACCTTGACGCCCCATGCCTTGGCGATCCGGAGGGCCTGGCCCGTGCCACCCTCACCCCTGCCGCCCTCCGTCCAGCACACCACGAGGCCCACCGGACTCTTCAGGCCTGGACCGAGGACGATGAAGCCGTTGCGTGCGTGAAGCATCTGAGCGGCCTGCGTGCAGCGGCCCCACGCTGGGTGGAACCGCTTGGCGAGCCATAGGGCTGCGTCTGTGATGGGTGGGCAGTCGGCGTAGAGCCCGTTGTAGCCTTGCCACGGGAGATAGAGTTCCAGTGGGCCTGTGCCGCAGCCCGCCCTGAACGCTTCGTCGGCACCCAAGGCGCCACCTGTCCGCAGCCTATCGCCTCGGGCAGCGGCTTCGTGCGCGTACCGGCTCATGAAGTTGAGGATGTGGTGCGGGGTCTCTCGGGAGCCAATACCGGCGTAGATCACGGCAGTACATCCTCTAGTCCCGTGGGCGACGCTAGGAACACCAAGCTGCCGTACAAGGTGTGCGAGCTATGGGTTGCCACGACTCCATGCTCGTCACAATGATAGGAGGTCTCGTCCAAGCGGTATCCGTCGTCAAGAGAGCTACACACGTCCTTTTGCAAAACTGCCCCGCAGACAGGACAGTTAAGCGTCTTTGTGTTTTTCTGGAATGGCTGACAAATAGGCGGTGGAAACATCGTATTAACCCTCCATCCAGGCCAGCATCTCTTCGGGTGAACGCTCGTCCGGGAACACTGCGAATTTCCTTTCAGGAAAGGACTCAGGGCGCATTTCAGAGATTTGCGTCTGCTCGGTGTCGCTGAACTGCAAGCAGATCGGCTCGATGGAAGAGTCATACCAAGTGTCTTGGATTTTCACGCGCATGATCTTACCTTTGGTGGGATGCTGTGACTTATGTAGGTCGCGCTAAAACTGCCCGTTCTTGATACGTGCGCGAAGGAGGGCGTCCCAGGATGGGACGACAGGAACCTCGTTTTGCCGGCAGTACTCTATGTGCACCGGACAGTGTTCGCCATGCCCTGATCCGTTGCGTAATATGTTCCTGGGATATTGGCACGTGCACTTCGGTGCTCGCGCGGCGCTACCAGTGGTGGTTGGAATACCATTTTGCCGGTAGCACGCGAGGTGCACAGGGCAATGAACAGCGTGCCCGGACTCGGTATACGCAATGGTCAATGGGTAGAGACATTTGCACTTTGGCGCGTTTGCATTCGGTGCTGCCTTCTGTGCACTGTCCGGAGGGGAGGTCGGCACATCGTCCACGTGGGTGATAATGTCTGCGATAGTGATCATTATTAAGTCTCCTCTTCAGGTGGAGTTGCACGCTCGTATAGGCGTATATTACGAAATTCAAAGAGAGAAAACGCCGTGTGCCGGTACTTGTGGAATTTCCAAAACACGCGCTCTTGGTGTGTGCACGGGCTGCTACGGTACCGCAGCTCTCCCTGCTTTCTTAGCACGCGCGGGATTTTCCGGAAGTACTCTGCCTTGGTTTGTCTCACGTACACAGGGTACACTACAAAAATCATGGCTTTTTCCATCACGTCTGTGTCGTGAGGCATAGTAGCAAACTCTGCGGACTCCATTTATCTATCCGACGAACGGTACTACGTGCGTTGCGAAGCCCCGGGTGGACGAGTTCTGACGGGGATGTCTAGCGGCGCCTGAAGCGCGCAGCCCCTTATGATACGAGGGTCCTTAGACCACACGTTTAAGATGCACCTTGACGCACCAAACCAAGGCCGCGGGGCGAACGGGTGCAAGCACGCTCCCTTGTCGTATAATTTACAGTTTTGTTCCACCTTTGTCTCCTTCACGGCACGGGGCACATCGGGTTTGGTAATGGTGCGTCTAAGCACCCGTGGCCGCTCATGACGCCATTTGCCGTGGCTTTCCAATAATGGCCTGCTTTACATTTGAACGTACTTTTCTCATTCACATTACCGGCATATTCTACGCAACTAATATCTTTCGCGCGCAATCGTATATTTACTTCTTCATGCGATAGCCTAGCGTTTCCCGCGCATGAAGGGCACCCAGTTCCTAGTGTGACGTGGCTGGCTGGCTGTCGCGTTCCAAACGTGCCCTTTCGCGCAAATGAAAGAGCTTTTCCCTTCTACGCGTCCCGCATACTCTACACACTTTATGCCGCGGCCTGCTAAACGTCTATTTACTTCCTCATGTGACACGGGAAAGTTTCCCGCGCACGCTGAGCACCCGCTACCTCTCAACACGCTACTAGCTGAAGTAACCCATGTGTGTCCTGCTTTACATAAGAACATGCTCTTCCCCAATACGTTCCCGGCGAAGATTTGGCATACTATACCCCTGTCATCAAGTGATAGTAGGTCGTTCACAACTTGAAGGGTGTACGCCATGCTTCAGTCCTTTCTATATCGTTTAGCATTTGCGTAGCCGTCGGCTCCGAGGTAGAACCCCGCATCCATCCACGGGAGTTTTCGTGTCATGCAGCCGAGTATACGGTCATACGCGGTAGGATCGTCCAATCTGGTCAAGCAGATCGCCTCATCGTACGTGCTACCTACCAGTTCTATTAGTGGATCGGCGTCGATGAGTTCAAGCCCAGGGTACAACACGTCACGACACATTGCCTGGGTGTCATTTTCGCTGCATCCCCCACCCCAGGTGGAGATAAAAGACCATGCTCCGGAGCGGTCCTGGTCTTTACCCCAGTATGTTAAGGACTCCACTGAATAGATGCTACCGTCCTTCTTGCTTCGCATCTCCCGTCGTATGATCTCGGGCTTGTAATAGAATAGCGTTCTCCCGCTCGGGATAGTGCAATGCAAGAACGTCCCATCATAGAAATACGCGATACGCGGCCACTGGCGGTACGTGTGAAACTTAGCGCCGAACTCGGAAAAAGACTCACACGCATAGGCAAAGAAAGGCTGCCCGGGATTGCGGATTGCGTTCTTCGCCGCTGTCTCCAGGTTGCGCCATAGGAGGGGGATTTCCGGAAACGACTTACGAAACACTTCGACCATCTTCTCTCCTACCTCTTCTTCCATGATAACACCTATCGCCTTTGCGTATCTGACGATAGCAGACCCGCTGCCGCCGTACCCACACGACAAAACAGGCGCTTTTGAAAACGTGCGTTGCTGCTTGGTTACCGCATCATATGGTATACCATAATAGCGTGTAGCGAAGTCTTTGTACGTGTCTTTACCTTCATGAAACAGATCAAGGATCGTCTGGCAACCAGCGAGCCATGCAAGACCCACTGACTCTATGCTCTTGAGGTCTACCGCAGTTATGCCATAGCCCTCTGGCGCTTTGATTGCGCCTCGCACGCTAGACCCGAGCATAGGCATCAACCCCTGCTTGCCGCCCACCCAGAACTTGATGTTCTCCGGGTCTCCCGTCTCGACCCAATCGGCCGTCCAGTCAGAGAGATCGGCGTTCCACCCTTTCTGCGAGAGCTTTGGTCTCTCTAGATTCGCTAAATTGATGCCCCGGGACGCATCGCGTCCGGTCCTCGACGCACCGCATAGCGTATACGCGTTATTGATGCGACCGTTGACCTGTTTATCGGCCATCGCCTGGAACTTCTTCACGGAAGCACTACCAATAGCCATCCGCGCATTAAGCACTTCTGCTACGACTTCCGGCATATCGGGGTCTTCCAGCACATCCCGAATAACAGGGGCCTGCATGTTCGGCATCGGGTAGCCCTGTTCTGCGCACCACGTAAGCAATTGCTGCACGCTGTTCGGATTACTCAAGCCTGTTAACTCTTTCATCCGTGCCATCAGGCGCTTAGTTTCAAAAGCCTGTAACTTTAACGCGCCATTGATAGTCTCCATGCTCACGGGGATACCACGCGCGTTAATACGCTGGTTGAGTAGCCACTGGCGCTGAAGCGTAGCGATCATCGGGTAGAACGCAGGTTGGTCAAGCACCGCGAGGCACTTGCGCAGTAGGGCTACCTCCACGTAAGCATCGTTCTTGCAGTAGTCCGCAAACAGCGCCCACTTCTCCGGGTTATCGTACCAGGGTGTCTCCTGCTTGCAGAAGATGTTAATCAGTCGCTTTCCCTCCGCGCTCTTCTTCAGCGGATTGCCGTACTGATCGCGCACGTCGAACTGCTTTAATACGTCGTCGAGAGTCCCAGCGAACGCGAGAATGTAGGCGATTAGTTGAATGTCGAGCCACTTGCTCTTATCAGTCTTGATACCAAGTCGTAGCATCGCCTCGTAGTCGAAGGCCGCATTGAATGCGGCGTACATGCACTCCTCTGGCGGCAACGCGGCCGTCTCGGTAAGCATTCCCGGAACTGTGTGAAGATGCGGCTGGTAGAGGAACGTGCTCTCAGAGTGCAAGTCCTGGAACCCGAGCATCAGCGTGCGTGTGCGCTTGTCCGCCCAGTAGCGAGCGGCACCGTGCTTCTTTAGATCGATGGGGCTGGATGTCTCGGCGTCCAGGACGATGATGCGCTTGGTGAGGCCGAGGATCATGACGATTTACTAAACTCAATAATCGCGTTAATGAAAGCCTTCCATTGCTCCACGGTGAACTGTAGCTCCCCGTACTCTTGCACGCCGTCAAGGTACAAACCCGTGCTCGTGTACTTAATGTGTGAGTCTTTCCCCTTCGGCGCCCACCGTGCTCCTCGTATCGACGTGCCCCACTCTATACGGTTTGCGAAGAAGGGCATGTTTACCATGACCAGGAACCATTGGTAGTTATCCGTGTCCTTGATATACTCGTACGTGGTACCGTCACTTACCGCCCCGCATACTTCGAGGGCTTTGGTGGCAAATAACTCGTCCATGTCGCCATCGTCAGTCGTGAAGTCGAATACAAATGACCCGAGGTAACTGAGTCTAGTAAAATCGTGGTCCTCTTGCGTGGCCACGAAACCTTCTTCCAACGCTTGCCGGTATTTGCTCTCAGGTATCATTTTTTCATTCCACCAAAGCCACAGGCCAACAGGCCACAAAGTCAGCACCAACGGTTGTGCGAACCACGCGACTTTACGAGGGCAGTCTTTGTACCAGTTGTACATTTGCTTGTCTTCCGTGTCTATGCCGGACCAGACGAAAGAACCTACTACTAGGTTAAGAGAGAAAAGCAGAAAGCCGATGACGATACCTGTAGTCATTACTTTAACCCCATATATGCACGAATGAACATTTCAGCCAACGGCGCCACGATGGCGTTTCCGTACCCTTCGATCATGCCTTTTGCCCACGGGCCTTCCGTGCGGAACGGGTGGGTGCCATCGGGGAACAGTGATCCCATATCGACGGCAGTCCGATCAACCAGCGCGGAAGAGCCGGATTCAGCCGGCCGCCACAGTCCATCCGTGCAGAAGAGCCAATCAGCAATAGCCCATGCACCGTTAACCGGACCGGGCCTTTGCACAACCAGACTTGGCGCCCCAAGAGTCCGTTCGTTGGCGCTGTGCCGTCCGAGGTCCTGTCCTTCCAGTCCCGCGATGTTGGAGTTGCCCACGAGGCTAGGCACGCCGCCGTTTGGATGTTCAAACCACCCTCCCGGCCCGCTGAGCCCGCACCCGTTGTCGCCGATGCTGTTGGAGTCGGCCACGAGGTTAGGCACGCTACAGCACTCAGGTCTGGCCCCTTGCTGCGCATTGCCTCCTGCCGTCCGCCTTCCACCGTGCGCACTGCTTTGTCCGCCAACGAGGCTGTCGGTGTCGGCCAACCCGTCCACTTGACCGCCCCCGGCAACTTCAGCGCGATCTTGCGCGAGCCGTCCTCGTTCACTCCCTTCACGTAGCAGTGTGTGCTCCCGAGTCCATCGTTCATCAGGGGCGTGGGCCACCCAGTACAGTCGCTCCCTTTCGTGCGGAGCGCCGACGCACGCAGCATTGGTAACAACCGCCCCTGTGGTGTAATGTGCTCTTTCCAAGTCTGCTTGTACAACGTCGATCCAAGCGGGGCTACCAGCGTCTTTAAGGACGCCGCTAGAAGGGCCGATAACGTCGGAGGACGAGACCTGTTCTCCGAAGATAACGGGTGGTCGGCAGGCTCGTATGAGTCTGTAGAAATCAGGCCATAGGTTTCGTTCGTCATCGTGTCCTTTGCGGAGTCCCGCAACTGAGTAGGATTGACATGGGCACGAGCCCGACCAAACAGGCTCATCATCAGGCCAACCTGCTTTACGCAGTGCATACGACCACACGCCAATGCCCGCAAACATATGCACTTGGCAGAACCATGCGAGGTCTTGTGGTTGCACGTCAACGATAGATCGCTCGTCTACGACGCCCGGGGCTATCGCGCCCTCCGCGATCAGGTTACGTAGCCATTGAGCGGCGTAGGGGTTTATCTCGTTGTAGTAGGCTACCACACATACACCACTTCGGTGCCTCGCAAAACTGCTACATGAGCCGTGCCAGTGTTCGCATTTCTAGGGATATTGAACACGATCTCTCCTTGTGCTGCACCGTCTACGAACGGCACCGTCTGTCGTGTCCCGGGAATCTCGTTGGCAGGGTTTACGTCTCCTAACGCCGGGGGCTGAGAAAACAGTGCAACATCTAGGTATTCTATGGTGCTCATGACGCACTCTTACATATACAAGAATTTTGTGTAGTCTGGGCGCATGTTAGAACCGAAGTCAGTACGCACGCGGAGGGGGTTATCCTCAAAGGGAAACGAGAGCCTTTTTCCGGTAAGTGCGTTATACGCCATCGTCTCTTGCGTCTCCCTCATACAGTCAAGAACTGATTCAGCGCACAACTCCTTCAGGCTAGCGATGGTAGCCGGGTGCATGGCGCACCCGGGCTTACGTCCAAGGGTCTCCAAGTCAAGCATTATTCTGTTCATCGTGCACCTTGTTAGAATACCGGCAGAGACAAGGAATGTTGACAGGCTCTCCCCACGGGTAGGACCCTCCAGAATCTTCAAGCCCGGTGCCTTTGCATATTTTGCAATGCGGGTCAGGACCACAAAGCACGGGCTCCTCGCTTTCATTAGGCGCCGCTGTACTTAAGTCCCACGCGACACTACTCATTGCACCAGTACCACATCAAACGGTAGGCCCGTGTCTTCAGGCTCAAAGATAGTTGCTGATTCTGTAGGGGTCCATCCTCCAGTCGGCGTATATGTGTAGGTAGGGGTACCGTCAGGTACATCCTTCAGGTAATCAATCAACTCGCGCTTTGTCATATCGTGCCTCCTGTTACCCGGCCCCCGAAGGGCCGGGCTCGTCGTGTTAATCGAACAGGCCGCCTTGCGCCGGGGCCAACGGTGCCGGGGCCTGCTGGAGAGGGGCAGGCGTGGGCCACGTGGCGGCGGTCGGGAGCAGGGCGCCGGGGCCTGCCACGTTCCCGTAGAGCGGGGCCTGCGACGGGTACAGAGGCGCGGGGACAGCAGGCGCCGTGCTGCCTCCGAACATCTGGCCCGGGGAGGGACGCGAGTCGAAGCGACCGAGGTCCCGCCCCGTGAACGCGACGCCATTTAGGCCCGCGGAGATGCCGACTTGCTGCCCGCCCTTGCTGTAGGCGTAGACGCTCACGTTGGCGAAGGCTTCAGCGCCCGGGTACACCGCCGCACGATCCACGAGGTCCACGGACCCGTTGATCGTATTACCATCCGGGGAGAGGATGGCCTGGTGGAGCACCGGCTTTGATGCCTCGGGGCTTGTGGTGATGAGCACCCAGCCCTTCGCGTTCGGGTCATCAGGCCACTCAGTCGGACCCCACACCAACGGGACCCGTAGGGACCCGGGAATGCGGTTGGTCCACATGGCCGGGTCGCCGCCGATCTGCGCACGCAAGGGCGGGCGCATCCGCTCGTCCGGCCATTTGCGCATGTACGCCTCGTAGATGGCTTGCTGTACCAGTGGGATGAATTGCGGTGGCGCGTTATCGAGATGCAGGTTGCAAGAGTAACGCGGTGCGCCAGTTTCTTGTCCCTGCGACGTAACGCGGGCCGGCTCCCACAGATGGGGGTACGCAATGCGTACCCAGGGGATCGTGGGAATGCGTGGGCCGGAAGTAGTGGTAGGTGCGCTCATGTGAACATATCCTCAACTTGAGTGTCGGTTGGGCCTTGAGCCACAATTGTGATAGCAGGCGCTTTAACGTCCTTGAATAAATCGTCTACTGTGACATCCGGCGCAGCGTATACCGTATCCGCACCTTCGCCGAACATAGCCTCCGGGTCTTTTGGGTTTGCCGCGGGCCGGGGATCGCTTATTGGTACCAACTGCAATGCTCCCGCGGGTTTCGTAACGAGGCGCTTGTACGCGTCCCATAACGTCGGAACGAAGTTCTCATTGCCGCGGGCCGCAGCTTTCAGCATCGTCTCCACTTGTGCCGGACTTTTCAGTTTTTGCTCGGTGATGTCCCTTTTACCAAGCCCTGTGGTCTTCTCGGTCGCCGGGTCCTTCCAGCGAATCTTCATGAGCGCCTGCATTACGCTCTCCGGGTTTTCAAAAGCCCAGTGTCGTTGGCTGTTACCCCGGATCAGCTTGAACGCGTTCGTGATAGCCGGCGGCGCGGTGCCGGTGCGGATACCCTCGTGTGCCCACTCCTCGTAAGCGCGAATCATGCCACGCAAGATATCCGCGTTTTCCAGGAACTTGGCGACGGCTTCCGGGGCCATGCCGCCAGGCGCCTGTGTCGCCCAGTGACAGAGGTCACCACTGAAAGTGCTCGAATCGAAGTCCTTTGGGCTACCGACATCCGCGGAGACCCACTCCGCGTACTCCTTGCAGATAACGCGCGTCCCATCGGAACGATACCCGGCTTTCGCCGCGCAGAACTTGCATCCTTTCTCGCTCGCGACCCGAGGCGCCCCCGGCACGATAGCCGCGTAGGCACGGAGCACGCGGGCCACGAACTGCTTGAGCATGTCATCCGTGACGACGAGTGAGCGAACGGTGCCGCGGTCGTCCGGAATGCGTGGTTGAGCGACGGTGATACGCATCCTCCGCGGCTCGGCGGAAGGCGCGATGAGCGCGGGGTCAAGCGCGCCGAGCAGGTAGAACATCAATTGCCCGTTTGGGTTAGTCATAGGTAGATACCTCCACCCGCACGCCACGGCCGTACTTGAGGTCAATGACTTCAACTTCCGTGTCGCTTACCAGCGTGCAGTCCGCAGTTCCGTCTGAGTCATCGTGCCCCGTTGCCCACTTCGGCGTGACCCGCCGCTCGGGGTAGACGATGCACGTTGGCCCCATCTCCGCGACCCGCCGGGCCACGTAGTCGAGTACATCCTGCACGTGCTCAGCCATCTCTTGGTCCACGGAGATGAAGATAGGCTCCTGCCCTTCCTCGGCCACATTGAACTTGTGGCCTATCCATCGGTAGGCCGTTACATTCTCATCAGGGAATAGCCCCTCGTATCGCTCACGCAACAATGCCTCAAAGAGCGCGTGTGCCGCAGTGCCCTCGCGGGCGTAGCCTGATCCCCGGTCCTCGACGCCCTCCAGGGCGTAGACAGAACCGGGGCACGTCATCCATCGGTCAGCCGCCGATGGGGAGAGTTTGGCGTGCCCCGCCATGGCTACGCTCCCGCCAAGCCCAAGGCCAGGTAGGGGGCGGCGACAGCCGCGTGCTTCGGGTCTGCCAAGAACGCATCAAGCAGCGGCACCGGGAACGGGGTGCCGGATGCTGCGGACGGGTTGGAGACGGCCCACGTGCGATACTGGTTGAGGTCCTGGAACGCGTAGAGAATTTCGTTCAGCCACGCAGAGTATTGAGCCGGCTGCAAAGCCGAATGACTGGCGATCCCGAAACGAGCGTTGACGGCCGTCACAGGGTCCTTGGAAGGCGTCGGGCCGCCGTACTCGCGGCTGATCGCGTTGGCGACGCCCTTGAGGGCGGTGAACGCGTGCTGTTCGGCGGGGGGGACCATCAAGGGGGCTGGGGCGACGGGAGCCAGCGGAGCCGGGGCCGGTGCGGCGGTAGGCGCGGCTTGGAGTGCCGGGGCCGGTGCGGCGGTAGGCGCGGCTTGGAGTGCCGGGGCCGGTGCGGCGGTAGGCGCGGCTTGGAGTGCCGGGGCCGCAGACACGTAAGCGGCGGATGCAAGGAGCGCGGAAGTCTCTGCGTCGTTGGCATCCGCGAATTGGTTCAATGCGGCTGCGACGTGGCGTGCAAGGGTGCTGAGAGGCAAGGACATATGGATATTCTCCGGTTGGTTGATGCCGTTAACGCGGCAGGGTTTCACGAGCGGTGTTGAGAATGACCTCTGGTCCGCCTGTTTCTTGGAGTCGTGGGGTATCAAACCACACGCTATCTTTCAACTCGTTACCCTCACACCGCGGGGCAACGAGGGCCTGCGTGCGGCCAGTAATGTATTTCGTGACGCCGATAACAATGCCAGTGAAGCCGGTAATGATGTCTTTCACGGGTTTTCCGAGCAGGGGATGTGACATACAGATGTTCCTCAGTTGGTTGACGCCTTTTCCGGCTATTTGCGCTCAGTTTGCTTTGGCATAAGCACCGTGGTCAGCGCCACGCCCCCACTCAAGACTAGCACGTCATGCACGTCGTCCGGCAGGACTCTCAACGCGCGGTCTTTGACACGTGCTACTGCTTCGGGCGATAACCCCACGTTAAGGGTGAGCACAACCACTGCGCCCTCAGTGCCCATAAGGATGGCGACGCTGCTGATCGGCTCAGATGAAAGGATACGAAAGAGTAATCAACAGCCCACGGTGTATACGAAGCCACTGCGCTCTTTTGCGCGTGTATAAGCAGCGGCCACAGCGCCGAGATTATGCTGCCATAATACAGCCAGCAATATTCCGTCAGCGCGCATGTGCATAACGCCATCGCTGTACTTATCATCTTTGTCACACATCTCATCAAGCTCAGCAATTGCGCTTTCCGCACTGAGCTTTTCCGGTGCTGTCAATTGAGCGAGCAGTTCGCTCACGGTCATATCCACAGGGACTTGCCGCAACGCAGCAATCAGGTACTCTTGTTGGTTCATATTATTTCTCAATCGGTTGAATTTCAAACCCGGCTTCACGTAAGTAGCCTTCCATTTGCAACGCGAACGCCCACCCCTCGTCCTCTACGCTCAAGACCTTTACTGAGGCATCCATGGCCCGAGCGATATCCCTGGCTAGAACGTTACTGTTAAGACGGCGCTGCGCGCCCCGCGTGGTAGCTAGGTGCTGCACCGCCAGCAACATGTCAAACCACTCTGATTTGAACGGCACTACCTTTTCTGGCATTTCGGGCGCTTCCAAGTAACGCAGGAACTCCTTCACCGTCACGCCCGTTATGAGCATCCCGCCGCATACTTCACCAGGGCACGCCTCCCGTACAGCGTTCGCCGACTCTTTCTTGTTCATACTTGCCTCATGGTTGTGTCAACTATTTCGTCAAGGGCGGGCGACTCCCAACCGTCTTTGAGCGGTAGAGCTACGAGGTTCAAGTCCGCTACCACACTATCCCACCGACGGGTGTTAAAACCCTGAAACCGCTCGCGCAGAAACCTGTACCGCATTGCGTCCACGGTTTCTGACTCTAACTCCTCTACCAACCTAGACGCCGGAATCTCTTCCGGGGTTCCTGGGAATAGCTTGTCTAGGCCCTTTAACACCCCCAATAGGTCTTGTTTAGTCATAATACTTTCACCGGTTGCATGGAACGTTAGTCGACCAACGCTGGTAGCTCATGAGCCAAGGCCCGTATCTGTTCAGGCGCGCAAATCACACGGAAGAATTCATCGCACGCTTCCACCAATACTATGCTTCCGTCGTCGTTCTTCTCTATGGAGAAGATACGAGACTCTGATAAGGCGTCGAGCATCGTTTCAAATGATTTGTCACCGCCCGGGTAGGACGTATTCAAAGTGAACATTTTACACCCCGCGCTAGCCTATCACTTGCAGGTTGGTGACGTTCACCCACGTGCCGCCTGAGGGCCGATCAATGAACGCTTGTGCTGGTTGCGCGGCTGCCAGGTACTCCACCACAGCGGTCACGACGCCCGAGACTCCCGTGCCTATCTCCTTCACAGTTTTCCCTAACAGCCCACTAACCGCAGCACTGCATATCGCCCCCGCGTACCGGGAGTCGTAGTACCTGTTCTGTCTGCTGCGCTCCGTCAGCAGTTCATCGTAGGCTTGTTGAAGCCCGTCATAGCTCATTTGGCCTTCCATCATTACACCCTCACCGTAATGCGCTTACGCGCTCTCGTTAATGCTACATATGATAGCGTGGTGTACAGACACTACGGACAGTGCATCAGTCCCACCTGTCCAAGCAGTAATCCATCTGGTGCCCGTTCGACCGGACGCGCACCATAGCGGCCCACTCCTTTCCCGCTTCCAGCATGACTCCGGCTGCGTGGGGTTGGCTTATGCCCTCAATACTGGCACTGCGTGAATAGGCTTCCAGCACTGACCTGATTCCGTGGAACTCTGCCTTAAGTATCTCCGGGAACAACGCTGCACCTGCATTCCGGCTTTCGCGTGCATCAGCGACAACGAACACGACGCCCCTGCCTTGATGTTCATTCCCGCCATTCCACATGGATGGCTTAAGCGTCACCGCAGACACTTCATGGAATCTACCTGCTACCAATCCGAACTGCGCGGCAGTAGAGCCTCCGTTCCACACATACCACGAGAACGGATTACGCGCGCCCTCGTTATCCCATTGCAGAATGGGTGGAGCGTCAGCGTTTACCGCTGTCACCAGGGCGGTATAATTCCAGCGGTGCGGCGCCGCAATCTCGATACAATCCGCGGTAGATAGCACGGTACGCCTGAACTTGTCCCACGTCATCGTTTGCGTCGGGGCGTGCATAGCCAAGGTGTCAGCGCCTTTTGATTTCAAGTGGCCAAACACACTAACAGTAGATGGCGCGTCCTTCTTCGGTGCGGGCCGCCATAACGCCTGAATCTCATCCACACGCGCGAAGCGTCGTGCCAACGAGCCCGCGGACCCTAACTGCTGCACGACTTTCTCGGCCGCTGCTATCGCTCCCGCGGTCGGTGCCGCCTGCGGGCGCTGGTACGATAACGGGTGCATCTTGGCTGCGAAGGCGCGCGACACGGCATCAAAGCTCTTGCCTGCAGCTAGGTCCTCCAGAAGCGTACCGATTATGCTGCTGCGTGGGTGGCAGAAGCCTGGCGTCGCGGTCGCAACAGCACGCCACACATGGTTGACCGAGGCTCTTCCGGCCTTGGACCATCGCTTCTCCAGACCGCGCAGCCACATGGCCTGGCCCAGTACCTTTTCCGAGCGGTAGAGCGCGTCCGACTCCAGCAGTCTGACCGCCGTGTCCAGATCAGCGCCCGTGAACTCGGTGAGTGCACGCAGGACGGTCTTGAAATCCTCAGCCTTCTCGGCCATTGCTTGGCTGGCAGACTTCAAAGGGTTCTTGAACGCCGTGAACTGGTGAATTGCCAGGTGCATCCACGCGCCCGTCACCGGCGTTCCCAGCACCGTATCGGAGGACAGGAAGACGCCAGTAACATTGGCACGCCGTACTGCTCGCGACATTGCGGCCAACGCGGGGCGATAGATTGGTGGCGCATCGTCCTCGTCCCAGATAGCAGACGTAAGCGACCCACTATCATTGATGACCGCCAGCGCGCCGAATCTCTCAATGAAGTGGCGGCAAGCATGGCAATTGTGGTGTTGGCGCTCATCCGGGTCCGTGAACGAGTCCAAATACAGGCCCCACAGACCGGAGGCATTCGTGGTAAACAAAGGGCTTCCGCCGTGCTCGTAGTTGAGCGCAAACCTCCCGTTGACGCGTGCTAGGAATGCCGCGTAATCGTGGTCGTTGGCGCACCCTACATTGGATAATTGAGTATTCATTTACACCTTCACTGTTACCGTTACACGCTCTCGTTTAGCCTCGGGCTACTCATCGTAAGCGCAGTAACACAAGAAGTTGCATCGCTCGGACGCGGCTAGATGCGCGCCCACAACGTTGGAGGCACCATACCATCGCAACACGGCCAATAAGATTTGGTCGGCACGTTCATGGAGAGACGCACTGTCGTGCATCGAGTCCATCGTATTGAGTTCGGCGACGGCTTCTGCGGGAGCCATGGACTCAGGCTTTTCCAAGTCCGCTATCAGAGCGCGGATAGACTTGTAGCCCTCGCCCTGCATTTCATGTAGGGTTTTCAGCAGGGTTTGCTTTTCATCGTTGGTCATACTTTCACCGTTACACACTTACATGCTCTCGTTAACGCCACGCAGGCCAGTGCCCGTCCAAGTCGCCCTCTCACTTCCAAGAGGGTACTGACAACTCGATTTCTATGAGTACGTCCACATGAATTTGACGAAGGATACCAGCAGGCCAAGAGCAGCGACAAAAGTCGCCACGTCCGCTCTCTTCAGACCGCCGAAGGCCCCGCCAACCGACCTATTCCACGACAGGAGTGCAAGTAACGCTACCAGGTTGAACGCAGACATCGCTGCTAGCATAAGACCGTTAAGCAATGTGTGCGTCATGCTATTCAACCAACGCCAGTAGCTCGCGGGCCAACGCACGCACTTGCTCAGACGTAAGCAATGCAAAGAAGTAGTCGTCACATGCCTCTGTGATTCTGACTCTCCCGTCTGGCTCGCTTGACAAAGTGAACACCCGCGCGTTGTGTAACGCGTCCAATAGTGTCTCAGAATTCTTTGACCCGTTGATTCCGTAAGAACCGTTTCCGGTTGTTATTGTGACCATGTTACACTCTTACCGTTACGCGCTCACGCGCTCTTGTTAATGCCACGTAGGCCAGTGCTCGTCCGAGCCGACCTTTAACTCCCAGGAGAGGCAGTGGGCTTGTGTAGCAGTAGTCAACCGTTTGACCTTGCGCCCGATGCACGCTAGTAGCGTAGCAGTAGGCGATGCTCACGAAGTCATTCTGTAGCCTTTTATACTCTTTCCAGTCCTTGGTGTCTTTGCAGTTCCGATAAGCGGTAGCAAGGGCCTCGGCGTACTCCGGCCCGCCCCGCTTGGTCGGGTCCATCTGAGACTCACTGACCGCAAAGACCACGCGCACGGGGTCCCGCCGTCCTTGGAATCGGAGTAGCCAGCAGGGGATTCCCTGGTAATCGCTGTACGCCGCCTCGACAACCGTGAACGTCTGGCCCGAGTAGTAGCGCGTCACGTCCCCCACTTCTGCCTTCTCGACGTATGGGTAGTCACTGGTTCGGAGGATCATGATTTGCTCTCCGGGCTCAACGTCATCGGAGAACACCCCGTACAGGGAACGACGTATTACGTTATTGAAGTCGACTACCTCAGCACGACGGAACGCAAGTAGTCGATGCGATTTACCCGGATCAGCGTAAAAGTTTCCCACGAATGATGACACGAGGTCGTACGCGGACGCGACCTTAGTGACTTGTTCGTTGCTGGTAAGCTGAACCAAACTCTCGGTCAGCGTATGCGGGTTGTGCCGGGCCTGTTGCTCCAATTGGAACAGATGCGAGTCCCTGCTGTACCGCATCGGCTCCGTGAGTGTGGCTGCGTCGTCTGGTGTCGTGCTGCATATGGATAACGTCTCTTGCTTTACGGGGGGTAGTTGGAACTCATCGCCGACAAGGATAAGCAGGCCGCCACGTGTGCGGGCGGCTTCAATTAGCATCTCGCCTATCAAGTCCGCTACCATTGAGCCTTCGTCCACAACTAGAACGTTGCCCGGGGACAGGATTTTAGCGGCGGCCTCATATGAGTCTGGCGTCAGTATATAGTCCTCCACGCCGTCCTGAAACACTTTCTGCAATTTCACGGTGCGCGCGACGGTTGCGCACTCGAATCCGTAGGGCTCCAACTGCTGTGCGAGCACTTGTGTAGCCACGTAGGACGTTGCGCACGCACGGCATTGGAGCCCGCGTTTGCGTAGCTCCGTAAGCAACTTGAGCACTGTATAAGACTTTCCATACCCCGCGCCGCCGGACAGGCGGACCACGTTGTATCCGGCGTCAATCTGACTGAGCAGTTTGTCCACTGCCTCCTGCTGGTGGGGTGTCACCGTAACCGGGCCAGCCGCCTGCATCATCGCATCGGACTTCGCGTTCAGGATCGCAAGAATCGCGTCCTTGTGGCCCGCCACGAAGTCGGCTACCCGGCCGAGTCCAGAGACACCGAGCATCCATCGCAGGTAGGACTCGTCGGTCGCGATCTCACTGAGGAGCGCGCCGCGGTACTTACCGAACGTGATGACCGGACTACTTTCGCGTGGCGCCATCATAGAAGTTCCACCATCCGTAAGGTACTATCAGCAGTGCCCATAGTCCCGCGCCAGCATAAAAGAGCGCGCAGAAGGTTGTTAAGAACACTGCTGCGTCGGTAAATCGCCTTTTCGTGAGTGCTGTCATCTCACTCTCCCTCAACCGTGAAAAGAGTCCATCGGTTACGTTTGTTATACCACTCTTCATCGTGGCTCGGCGTTAAGAAGTGACTGAGATGCTGTTGTCTCAATTCTTTCATCTTCCGTTCAGCTTTCTCCGAGTCATCTATAACAGCGTGCTAGGGGGTGCCGTTTAACGTTATAACGTGGACTTTCATTTGTCCACTAGCTCCTTTCCCACCTCGTCGCTGGACACCATACGAAAGCCTCCCTTTTCGTCTCTTACAAAATAGACGAGCTCCTTTTCTCTAAACTCAGCCCGCACGTGGTCTGGCAATACAACAACGCCGTCAGCGTACAAGACGGATGATACAGATTGCTCGCTAGAGTTAGAAAAGCACGGGCATTCCCGATGCAGGTCCTTCCCGCGCGTGATCTGCCCGCCGCTGGTACTCGGTTCCACCCCTACTGCGTACCCCCAGTACTTTGACGCCGGGATAGGAGGAAGGGCGGGGTCCGGGTACGCACAACGACCTTCTTTATTTGGGTGCAGCCGCCCGTTAGACGTGCGATTCCACTTCGCGTGCGTGCAGTTATCACATTTCATAGTTTACCATCCACAAAATAGTTGATCGCCATTTTACGATTCACCGTGACGACGCTGCCTGCGATCTGTACTTTATAAAATGTCATGCCGTCAATGACGACAGCGAGCACGATACCAGATTCTTGCAGACCAGCTAAGAACGTGTCTTCCGCATTCCGTAGCGCCTTGCGAGCGGCCTCTACTCTCAATGCGCTCATGCGCTGAGTACGTTGAAGAGACTTATCACCGCGGCCTCCGCGTCATCCTGCGTCTTGAACGCTTCAGAAGATTGGTTGTTGCCATGCTTCACAATTACCGCGTAGTCTCCTTCACCACGTGGCGGTGGGTAAGTAAACAAACTGGGGCGCCGTAGGACACAATCAACCGTGGAAAGACGGATCAGGTCTCCACCGAACTTGATGAAAACAGGTACCTGTTGAGGGGCTTCTGAGGCTACGACGATGTTCATAATTTACTGTACTCGTTACCAGACCGTGTTGCTCTTCCCCTCTTGACCAACGAGTCCCACGTGCGGCGGGACGAGTACGCGGGTGTCACAGGGCCTTGCCCCAAGAGTTCAAGGGCCCCGCGCTGCTTGCCCGTGAGCCCCTTGTCCGGGTCTCGGCTATTGCACGCCGCACGTGGGTCCTTGCGCCCTCCTCCAAACATGCACTCAGAGCACGTGATGGAGGGGCCGTAGCCGCAGTCATCGGGGCTTGTGCCGCGGCACTTAGGGTGTTTCATGGAGGTTACGGAAGTGCCAGCCCACGAGGTTCAACCTGTCGTCCTCCACTGCGCCTACCTCAACCAAGCGATCGGTCGCTGCGCTTGCTCCTAGATTGAAAGGGCCGTCAGGAGGATACGTCACACCTTCTACACCGAGAGGCGTGTGATCGCCCCGTAGCAAAGACCCCGCGGCCCAGTCGTACCCGCTACGGTACGCGCGGTCATACGCAGTCTGTCGGCGTTTTTCCAACCATTGCTTTAACATATTATGCTCCGTATCCGCTCAGCGTAAGGGAACTTAGGGTGGCTCACACCCGTAGCCCGAGCACGTCTTTTTCCGCTTCGGTCAACTTGGCAAGCGCCGCAGCTTTGAGGACGTGCCTTTCGTAGCGTCGTTGCTCCGACTTCCCGATTTCAGACGCGGGCATCGGGACTTCGCAAGGGGAGAGCCGAACGTAGCACTCTGCGTTAGGGGAGACCCGTCGCAACGCCTCATGCTTTTGATAGAGCGCTTCAACAGCATCAACCAATTCTTCGATTTCTTTCAACATTATCATGCTCCGTAGATTTCTGCCCAGTGCACGGGCTTGACGATCAACGACTCTCGGGAGTACCGCCATTCGCCCGTCTGTGCTGGATCGACGCGCCAGGTGCGCGCCGCATCATCCCACTCGGTCTCCGCGTACAGGCGCCCGACCACATAGCCGTCAGCGGGACCGAGGTCAAGTAGCAGGGGCCGGCTACGGAACACGGACTCGCAAAGCGGGTCCTGCCCGAGTTCTGGCATATCGCTCATCGGGCGCAACGGCCCAGTAGCAGGTGGGAGTCTCATGTGTTTCTCCGTTCTAGGAAAGTTGATGTCGCCTATCTTAGCCTCTCCTGCCCGACGTTACAGCGAAATCCGACGAACGGTGCTAGTTGACATCCGATGTACCGCGGCTATACTGTGCTTGCACTAACACCAACACACCGGAGATTTTATCATGTCTGCTAAGCCTGCTCTCGTTCCCGCCCTCGTTGCTGACGGCGCCACTACCGCCGAGACCCCTGCCCTGAACCCCGCGATCAAATACGTTGAGGGTCTAGGCTACTTGATCGGCTCTGGCGCCACCATCAAGGGATTCACGACCTACGACGCCGCTGCCAAGTATCTCGCCGAGAACGAGGTCGGAATGCTCGTTGAAGCGTTCTATGCCCATGTTGTCGCTAACCCAGCGGACTACTTCGTCGTCAAGGGCAAGAAGGGCCGCACCAAGAAGGATGGAACAGTCACCGCGGATACCCCGGATCGCGTCCTGGAGGGCAAGATGCAGGACGCTGCAATGACTCGCCTGCTGCGGGCCGCCCGTAAGATCTACGAGTTCGAGGCTTCCCGCGGCTTGGCCTGATCCTGATCGTCCGCAAATTGAAAGGGCGCTTCGGCGCCCTTTTTACTATCTGTCCTCCGGTTCCGAGTCATGCAACCAATCAAAGAACTCGGAGGCAGCGCCTACACGGCGCTCCTATTTCCGTTTTGCAATCCACGCAGACCGTAGATCGGTATCCGTGAACCCCTGCTCACTAAACACAGGTGAGTAGTTATCTTTCAGCCACTCGATAAACGTCATCTTCGGCTCCTTCTTTTCTACAGTAGCCCGGTATCCAAGCGCCCGAAATGCGTGCGCTATATGCTCCGCAACATCTTCTTTCATCGGCGTCGAGCTGTCTTTCACGCACGATGCAGCGTGTATCATATCCCGTGGGTACCTAAAAGCATAGCCGTTCATGCCTTCTACACAGACAGCTTTCAGACTAGCCGCGAGCCCGCAGACTTCGCACACAGCCTCACGGGGGCTCTTCACTTCCAGTTCGCCGTGGCAGTCGTCACACGTACAGTGCCAGCATCCTACCAAGCCCTCGTAAAGCTCGGTCCCAGTCTCCCCGGTGCCGCCACACTCCCAGCAATCTTCGCTTAGATGCTTACTCACTTTCCTACCTCCCGTCTAATAGTCTTTCCACAATACTCGCAGAATCGTGGTGCGCGGTCTCCGTACGCGGAAAAATCTATGAAATGCCAACCAGAGTCTTTTCCTGCGCACCCAATCGTCCAAAAAGTCTCTTTATACTCTGGAATTGCTGTCCACGTGCACTTTCCCCGAGGCGCGTACCCCGCTAAGAATCCGAGGATGGCCGGTACGGTAAGGAACCCGAACATGGCGATGGGGAAAGCCGCGGTAGCCTGAACGCACTCGCACCGCTGGTGGTGAACACCATAAGCGGTCAGTAGGCACCAAAACACGATGTAGGCCGCCAGGAGTAAGGCCGCAACCTTTCGTATGCTCATGCTTTTATCCTCACATAGTAATCCATGTTTCCGAGACTTGCGGAGTACCTGTACTGCTTTGCACGCGGGTCCAGACAGTCAAAGAGCCTGCGCCCGTCCAAGGCGTAATATGTATTCTGTAAGGCCGTCCGGTACATTTTCTCCGGGCATTGCTGCACAGCATAGTCCACCCGGTCGTCGCTCATAGATCGTCCTTCACACCGCACTCGCCGCCACAGGCTGCATAGCCCGCTAGATCTACCCACGAGTCAATGTGATTACCGTCGCACGCAATCAGCCGTGCTATCTTGAGCAACGCCATCATGCACGCCACATCATGCGCCCGTAAGACGCCGGTATGGTGGTGTCTGAGATATGCGTTCCACAGGTCCTCGATGATATCAAAGCTGTTCTCAGGACCTCCGTAGGAGTTCTCACGTTCGCCCTCAACGATGGAGAGGGCGGTATTCAGAATTACTTTTCGAGTTGTCATTTGTTGATCTCTATTATCGGGACTATGGGCCAGATCATACGTTCCTCCCTATGATCAAAGAAATGTACCGCTAGGACGAACGGACTCTCGATCAGGGCCGGACGCAACAAGGACTGCATCATCCCGCAAAACCTCATACGCTTCTCCTATATTCGAGTCGGCTGCTTGTGCCCCTGAATTAGCCCACGTTACTGCCAGCCGTGGAGAACGTACTTGACATAAGTCCGCCGTGGTAGCGACTTCGTAGTCCCGAGCTATCGCGTATCTCATCTGAGCTATTGACAGCCTAGCATAACGCAGCGCTCCTTGCCACTCATTCGGCGGGTTGGTCCCGTCGGGTAGCGTAGCACCGTCCTTCTGAAGCACGTGTTCCGCACCTTCTCTTGCAGGGCCCTTCACTGGTACCCAGTCTAAGTACATTGGCCCCGGGCCGTGCCTAGTGAGGTACGTCCGAGTGACGTAGATCGGCTTAACAGGAATCCGCGACCTGGCGAGAAGCGTGCACACGTTTGTCATTCCAGTATTTGACGGGGTGACGTACGGAAAGAACCCGCTGTTCTGGTCAAGCAGCAGCCCTTGTGAGCCCTCAAAGATGCACGGGTTGCGGGTGACATCCTCGTCGTTTCGAATCGTGACCCGGCCCATTAACTCTTCTACCGCTGCGGCGTAATGGTGATCGTCACTTGATGCCACAAAGTCCGTCAATAGCGAGTGAAAGATCCGCGCGTGTTTGCACAACGTCAATGCAGCTTGCCTGCTCGCAAGCACGGCTGTCAGCCGCAAGTCCGGGTACGCAGAGCGGCGTACTGCGTGCGCTACACCATGCCCGACTGACCCGTGGCGCGCGACACCCCGTGCAACCTCTCGTTGTTGGTTGGCCTCAATATCGGCCGGCACAATAAATCGGGTACGCGGGTCTATGGAGATAAGGGGACGAACGCCAAGACTCTCCAGCACACTGACCTCCCGTAAAAGGTACACTGGGTTTATGAGCATGAAACGCGAGATGTGCGTTGGCACGCCCGATAAGGCTCCTGATCCGACTTGGGCGAATGTAAACGTGCCGTCTGGGCATGTAACAGTATGCCCGGATTGTGACCCCCCGCTGAAGCGGACCACGGTCTCGTGGTTTCCCTGCGACGCCAGATAGTCCACTACCTGCCCTTTCCCCTCGTCCCCAAAGCCCGCCCCAATAACTGCGATATGATTCATAGCACCCTCTAGGGGTGCCCAACCCCTCGGTTGAGCACCGTGGTTAACGTTTAGAAACGCACGATCCCGGTTCCGCCAGTACGTGCAACCGACTTGGCGCCTGGCTTGACCCCTTCCAGGGCCTTACCGACCACCAATGCAGTAGACCCCGACCAACTTGTGGCAACGACATCGGCGTCCCGCCCCTCAATGACCTCAATCAACGATACGATGACCTCGCTCATCTTAGAGATGTCGGACAGCGGAACCGCCATCTGCCCGAGCACCTGCTGCCAGGACCGCTTCACTGCGTCCGTGTGCAGGCGCATGTGCTGGCCCTCCTCCACCATCAAGTGGATGACGTGCCACTGCGTGGAGAGCGCGTCGAGCATCTGTGCGTTCGTGGGGGCGCTTTGCGGGGCGCTTCCGAACACCCGGGTGATTTGATCCGGAGTCAGGTCCGGCGGGCACTCTTCGTCCCCCACCGTGATAAGGTATCCCTTCTCACCCCGCCTCTCGAAGGCGTCATGCGACACCCGCGTTAGGGTTGCGTACCAGGCGAGGTTGGTCGATTCACTGCTGTTGCCGCCGCCGCCGCCCTCCAGCCACAGTTTCTCCACCTGTGGGACCAGTGACGCCGTGTCGCTCTCAAACTGCGTCAACTGGAGCGGGGCACGGTCTCCCGCGGCCACGTCCCCGAAGCCTCCGACAGCCACCTGTGGGCCGATAACGACCTGCCGGGAGATGAGTTCCTCAAACAACTGTCCGATACCTTTCTTCGCCAACTGCTCTGCCAACGGTCCCATGGAACCAGTCACATCGAGGACCCAGACCACCGGCCGAGTGACAGGATTGATGTCGGAGTCGCGGGACTCCCGCAGGGTGATGTTGCGCGGGTCGAGGTCCGGGCTCATCGACCGAGCCGAGTAGAGCCGGTCCACGGGTGCGCTGGCAACGCGAGCCGAATGCTTTGCCCAGTCTGCGCTGCTGAATGTCGTACCACCCATATCATGTCTCCCGAGCACCGTAGATGGCGCTCTCTGCGTAGTTGAACTGAATGAATTTACGTGCGCCGAACCCGGCGTCACGCGCCTGTTCCCACTCTCGGTACACCGTGACCGCAGGTCGCCCTGCAAACGGTACCGCCAGGAACTCTCGAACCGTCCTTGGTATCTCTTTCCTCCCCATTAGCTGCGTTGGGGACTCTACTCCGAATAGGTTTGCTATCGTGTATCGAATAACCTCCAAGTCAAGGTCGTGAGTGAGTAGGGGCTTACCTGTTGGACCCGGCTTCGCTAACTCCGCACTTTGCATCGGTAACGCTACAGCAGGCGTCCCGGCTCTACCAGAGTACCACCAGCCTCCATACAGGTGCAGCGTATGGGCCTCAAGATTGGCATAGAGATGGTTAATGGAAATGGCGCCGTGCACGGTTCCGTGCCACTCCAGATAGCAGGCTACGTGCAACAGCCTACCGGTCATCCATGCAACGTGTCGCGGGTCAAGGGGCGCGTATGCGCGCAGCACTCGACGTAGCGGGTGGACAAAAGGCGGTCTAGCAATCCGCAGTACGGTGTCCGAGCAACCGCAGACTTCTGGTAAGATTAGCAGAGTCTTCTCGCGGAGCCCTTTGTTATCGGTTGGACCGGGACGCGCAACGCACGCTGCTATAGTTTTTCGTGCATTTTGTAGTAGGTCAGCGTTATCCGGGCCAACAGCAAACACGACCGCACTAGGCCCTGTGTAAGCCGTTTCGATATCTGCCTCGTCACGTACCCAATAAGCCACACGCTCTTTGCTACTGAGGGTGATAGTCCTTCCATCATCCCACGGGAGTCCTTCTTTGACTACGCGCAGGGCACTATCGTATGCCTCCTTTAACTCTTGGAAGGCTTTATCACTGCCTCCCCCGTCGGGGTGGGCAGTACGCCGTAGCCGTTTATATTGTTGAATGATATCCTCTTCGCTACCGTAAGAGAATACGCTACCGGGTAGTACGTTTGACATAGTTTCCGCCTTTAGGCCGGGATGTTTTTACCCGTGTTGAATACGCGCCAGGTCTTTTGAGCCTCCGCAAAGCAGGCCCCGTCCATACCGGGCAACTGCACTGGCTCCCCCGCTAAGAGTAAGTAGAACTCTCGTGGCTCTAGGTACCCTATGTGCTCCCCGAGACCGTAGGCGCCAAAACGATCGGACGCGCGCCAAAAGCCATCGGTTCCTTGCTTTAGCACCAAGTAAGAGTGGAAGCCGTCCCCGGAGTGCCCAATGCACAGGCACACGGCTCCTTCACCCGGAGGCTGTACGCCGTGCCCCATGCGGAACGTGCCCCGCTTCTCGGAGTACCTGTGCAGACTCCCGTTCGGGGTAATTGATGTCCAGGCCCTTGTGCCGCCGTCTATTATGTCCATGCTGACCTCCTGTTAGTGTGTTTGATTGGTTCATCAGTTGTTTGCTCTTGCGTATAACCAAAGACGAGGTATGGGTACCCATTACCGACGTTTACGCCTGCCACAATGTGCACGAGTACAATTGTGGGGTCTTGGAAGAACTCCCGAAGCGCCTCTTGAAAGAATAGCGCAGTACGGCGTGGGTACTTTTCTTCTGCGGCTTGCTGTGCCGCTGTCCAACTACGAGTGCTATCGTCGGCCAGGCGATCGGAATAAGTGTAACCTGCGCCCGGATACGTGGCCTCCTCGTACTGTCCTGAAACGAGCTTAGACTTGTCCGCAGCCCACACTGTTCGCCCGTCGCTGAACCCGGAACACGACTGTCTGAAACGATCATCCGTGTAGTGGGGGCTCAGATTATCGAGCACTCCATTGCCTGTTTGGCATAACGGGAAACTTGAAGACCTCCCTCTGCGTCCATACATCACCCCTAACACGTCTACTTCGTTCATGCTGCTCTCTCGTTGCGTTGTTATGATGTGCTCATAGTAGCCGAATACTAAGACTCTGGCCACTACCGTTCGTCGGATGCTATCTGCTTGCTCAACCGATCATAGAGGACCACGTTCACAGCGGCGGCTAGGTTCTTCGTAGGAACGTATACCACGAGAGCACTCTGGAGCCGAGCGTCCCATCTTCGGGACCAAACACATAGAACGTACGTTCCGGGTGTTTGTAGCCCACTAAAGACACCGCTCCGGGGACTAGATCAACTGCCACAGGGATACAGTCGAATGGAATTACGTCATGGAGGTCTTCGCACTGTATCAACGGGATATGACGGTAGACCTTCATCGTATCCGCGGGGGCGCGGCTGTAGCGGTGCCCACTTGTTGCAACCATTGCTGCGCCGTAGCACCCGGCCACACGTAGTACGGAGCCGATGTTCACGGGTGTTTTCGGATGATCTGACCCGGTTGCTGCATATCCTCCGGTCATCGTATATTCCTCGTTATTGTGGCGCGCTTATGGTAGACGCGCTGCACTACCTTGACCACTACCATTCGTCGGCTTCGTGCTCTTCTAGCGCCACGATCTACCACTTTGAGAGGGTTGATGTTCCAGAATTTGGGCGTTAGAGCCTAGGAAGCGCCCAGAATTTCGTGCCCAGTCTATATACGCAAGATCTGGCCTATAGCCATACCCGCATTCAGTACGAAGATCGAAACAAGCCCAAACACCAGTAGTACAACTTATGCGCAATCTAGGTTTGGTTGCAGTTACGTTCATGTTAAGATTCCTGTGTGGCTCAGTCGGTGACCGGAGCATGGTGTACGCACGTGCGTTAAACGGTGGCTCGCTGACTGGTGGTCCCCCCGTGCGCGTCGTCTAGCGGGTAGGTTTGAAACCGCAACACGTATCCGAGAGATAGAGCTTCATCAGGGCTTATGGCGTCCGCTCCTGACGGTGCGTCGGAGTGACTCACAAACGCGCTGACTTGCGTGCGCTCCTCAAAAGACACCGTGTTGCGCGAGAAACAAGCTACGAACATGTTGAGTCCGGCCATTGTATTCCCCCTTAAAGCAGGCCACTATCCAAACACCCGGCCACTTCCAGGAGGCAGTCATCATCTTCGGGCGTGCTGTTGTCCCACCCTCGCCACACCCAGAACGGTTCCGTATTCGCGGCGGGATAATACCCGTAAGAATGTACCCATCGCGGGTCGATGTAATGCCGCAACGGGTGCATGATGGCGTGGTAGGATTCGCTAGACATTACGGTCTCCGGTGAGCCCCGTGGCCGGGGCATGGTGGTGGCTACAGGTTCCAGTCGGCTTCGGGCTCGTCGTCGTCCGCGTCCGCGTCCGCTTCATTCCATCCTTGGTCATACTCCTGAGCGAACACCCTGATATCGGTTCCGGGCGGGTTGTCTGGCGGGTTCCAAGTCCCGAGTTCGTAATCGCGGTAGCCGTCAGCGTAGAAAGTGCTCACGCGGTAATCCTCCCGGCAGCCTTGTCGCGCAGCACGTCCAAATAACGCTCTACCGCGGCAACCGCGAGGGTCTTTGTCGGGTACAGGGTAGGCGCCCCGCGGACGCCGCAGAAATCCATCCAGCCCCATTTGCGCCCTATCTTCTGCACAGGGTATCCGTCACTGCCCCACATGCGCGTGTGGCGCAGGAATGAGTTTTCGTTATCGGTTAGGGTTGGGTACATTTCGTGCTCCGCGCCCGTCCCAGGGCGGTGGTGTGTATCAGACTTCGATGCGATCAACGTTCGTGTAGCTATTTTCGGCCACGAATTCGATGAAACGCGTAGAGGCTTCGCCAGATACGCGCGGGCTGGCACCCTCGTGTTTTTTTCTGGTCCAGGCTGACGGACAGCTCGGCGAGGGCTTCAGCGTATGAACCAAAGATCACTGTCCGCCCGCTTTCGTCCGTCAGCGGGGACAACGCAGCGAGCCTAATGTTGAAGGGGCCCATGATGATGTAGCCAGGGCCAAACATTTGTCTTGTTACATACAACGTCTTTCTCCTCTTTGTCGTTGTCGTTGTCGTTGTCGTTGTGACGTGTCTATATTAGACGCACGACGTGGCTCTGCCTACTACCGTTCATCGGATGCGGATTGGCCTACGCGTGCCGTGCGCAGACGTAAGGCTTTTGCAACGTCCTCACGAACTATTTCGTCTAGCTTGTTGTATAATTCAGCGACCAGCACGGCCATTAAGATCAGGTCGCCGCCAGACTCTACCCAGTCCGTGTCTTCATTTTCCACTATCGACCATATAACGTTGTCATACGCGTAACGTGCTGCTCGTGACATCGCGTTCTCTCGTTGCGTTGTTGGGTTGTGCTCATAGTAGACGCGCTACACGGCATTGACTACTACCGTTCGTCGGATGCGAGCAGTCTCTTGTGCCCCCGCTCCCTGTGGGCGTAGACTGTCTTACATTTTTCGCTCTCGGAGCCCACCATGTCGGCGCTAAACTCATCCATAACATTTCGTGTCCCCAAGGACTTGCGTGACAAAGTTAAAGCCAAAGCGAAGGAGGAGGGGAGGTCTGAGGGTGCGTACTTGCGTGCTCTCCTGACCGCCGCTGTCCAGCCGCCGCGCACCCGGCGCACCTCGTCCCCCTCCCTCTGAGACTCCTTGATATGACATCTATCGCCACCGGGTTGGTCGCACGTGAGTATCAAAAGTTAGGCTGGGTGATGACTCCCTTTATACGGGGGACGAAAGGGCCAGTAAGAAGGAGCTGGGGCGTGAGGGAGAAGTGTGTGGTACCCGAGGACTGGGTTGGTAACTTCGGATTAGTGCACGGCTACAGCGGCACTTGCGCGATTGATATTGACAACATTGAGAAGGCGCGCGAGATACTAGACATCGACGCACTGATGAGTGCACCTGATGCGGTGTGGATCATCGGCAATCCTGCGAATCATGCGAAACTGCTATACAGGCTGCCTTCACCAATGGTGAGTGTGAAGTGGCGTGAAGAGAACCGGGACGTACTGAATTTCAGGTGTATGCCCGCGGACATGGGTCTCGGGCCGCGGGGCTGTTCAGTGCAAGACGTGCTCCCTCCATCGTTGCACCCGGACACCGGGGGCCTCTACCAGTGGGGAGGGGCCGGGGACCATCGACAGCTACCCCTGATTCCGTTGAGCGTAGCGGCGCTGTGGGCTGAGAAGTTGCGGGTGGACAGGCCTGCGGATGGGGCGGGGAGGGGCGTGGTGGATCCGGAGGCCCGGCGGCTGGAGACCGACGTAGACGAGTTGACGGCGGCACTGCGGGCCTTGGACCCGGATGTGGACCGGGAACTGTGGGTGCGGGTCGGGTTCGCCTTCCAGGCGGGGGGCGGCGAGTATGAGGACTGGGACGCCTGGAGCGCGGGGGCGACGGAGGCAGGGAAATACGCGGGTCCTGACGACACGAGGAAGACGTGGGTCAGCTTCAAAGGCGACGGGGGTGTGGGGCCTGCCACGCTCTATGGTATGGCCCTGGCGGCTGGGTGGCGGCCGGCGATTCGGTGGGGGTTCGAGGATGCAGGACCAGCACCGCGGGTGGACTGCGGGGCGGGGGCGCCGGGGGGCGGAGGGGCCGAGGGTGGGACGGGCGCTCTTGGGCAGACAGTAACCGCGGCATCGAGAACCACGGATGAGAAAGCCGCCGACGCAGCGTTGATCGCGCAGCTATCCCGCGACGCAGAGGGGGCAGCTAACGTGGAGCGCGTGATCGGGGAGTTGTGCCGCGTTGCGCGTAGCATAGTCGAACTAGACTTGTTACAGAAAGTCGTTGCAGACCGTTCTGGCGTGTCGATCAAGACGATTCGTGACCAGTTTAGCGCAGAGCTAAAGCGCAATGAGAGGAAACCGGGAAGCGCAGTCAATCGCTATGCCGCAACGCTTGAGGGTAGGTTTGAAAGAATTAGCGGCATTCTGGCGAACGAGCCCGCGGCAGACCCCCGTGACTTTCCGAGCCTAGCGGGCAGGTACGTGTATATCCAAGATTGTGGCATGTTCTATGATCGGCTTCGATGCAAGTTGGTTAAACGCGAAGCATTGGACATGATGTACAGCCACCTTAAATGGGATGTGTGCCGAAACGAGGCCGCTGCGGGCGAAGACGGTGAGTATGAGGTGGACGGGGACGGTGCGCCCCCTCCACCTTCTACGGCGCTTACTCTGTCTACCGTGAGCGCGAAGGTCGAGGGGATGGACTACTGGCCGGGCGTGCGTACCGCGGTATTCCAAGAAGAAGGTGTGCTGGTCCTTAACTCATGGAAGGATGACGGACTGAAACCCGTAGAGGGAGATATAACGATGTGGCTAAACCACCTAGAATGGCTGGTTCCTGACCCGGCACAGAGGAAAATACTACTACAGTGGATGGCGTTCTGTCTGAAACACCAAGACCAAAAAATCAACTATGGTGTACTCATGCTCGGTGTTCCCCGCACCGGCAAAGACTGGTTGATGTTGGCGCTGAAATTAGCGTTGGGTCGAACGAACACAGGGACTTTCGCGCCAGATAGGCTAGCCGAGCCGTATGAGGATTTCTTGGTAGGCAAGAAGCTAATCATCCTAAATGAGCTTCACTTCAGCGGCATGTCACACTCTAAGCTGGAAAACAAGCTAAAGCCTTACTTGGCGGCCCCTCCAGAACGTCTATCTATGCGTCGTATAGGTATTGGAGATGCAGACCAGCGCAACATCGTGCAGTTGGTAGCCTTCACCAACTACCGGGCAGCTATGACACTGGCCACTAGCGCCGAGCGATGGTTCTGCGTAGACACTGCCCCTGAAGAAGCGAAGGACGTTGACTATTACACTAGGGCATACAATTGGATGCTCCATGAAGGGGGCGCAGCATCAGTGGCATTCCATCTACTGAACAAGGTGGACTTGTCAGACTTCTGCCACACGTCGTCGGCCCCAACAACTGCGTGGCGTGAGACGCTAGAGGCGATGTCCGCTGGCACCGACGCGTTGACGAGTTCCGTTAGCGAGATGATCGAGGATCAGGCTGGGCCGTTCTACCGGGACTTGGTGCGGATTCAAGACGTGGTGAACAGCCTGCGGCACATGTTAGCCGGACAAGATGTGAGGGTGAACAGTTCCACGGTGCGGCGGGCGCTGGTGTCGTGTAGCTGCGTCCAGTCAAAAGAAATTTCTCTGCGCGTCAAATCCGACGACGAAAAAGAGAAAGTAAAAAAGATTCAGTTGTGGGCTGTGCGTGACGTGAAAAAATGGGCTGGAGAAAAGAAAAATTCTGTATGGATAGAAAAATTTGAGCAGGAAAACGGAATAAAAATTTCCGCGCAAGCTGCGGTTAGCAACGTGGTTCCTTTCCCACGGTAACTTCACCAGCAAGGTTTGCGAAAAGCGGGCTTCGGCCCGTTTTTTATTGCCTGTGAAATCAAGTAGTTACTCCGTGTAGAGGAGGTCGAAAACTTGTAGAGGTCTCTGTAGAGGTACACGAAACGATCCTCTACATTTTTAAGTCCTTGTTTGGCTTCTCTTTTATTTCTTATTTTATAGTATGTAGAGGGTAGAGAACAGTATCTCATTGGACCAGTCTGCTGGAAAACAACAATACACACAAAAAGTAGTTTATTAAGAAAAGTTTTATTTGGCCTCGCGCGCATGCGCGTGCGCGCACGCGTAAGGGTACCGGGGCAGCGCCTCTACGCTCTACAATCGGGAAAAACTTGAATGGGGTCAGCGGGTTGGGTGTTGTAGAGGCGTCTAAAAGAGGGCTCTACAGAGGCTCTACAAGCCCTTGGAGGGCTCTACATCGTTGATTCGGTTAAAGTTCCTTCCTCTACCGAGTGTGCAGCGTGGCGGGGAGCCACGGCACGAGCCAACCCTACTCCTGACGGTTGGCCACGTCAATAGCTGGAGGTTGACCCGTGTGCGGGGTCGGCGTAGGATGGTCCTTACGTTGTTGGGTTGGCCCCCTCTGCGTATAAGCACCTAAAGACCTCTTCGGAGTCGAACCAGGCACGCGTGTCTAGTTTGGTGCTTGCCAAACATGCGTGTTCCGCCCTAGCCAGGCGGTTCGACTCCTAAGAGGTTTTTTTATGGCTACCGCAAAAGAACAGAGAATTGATCCTGCATTACTTCGTGTTATGTTCAGCTACGATGCGGAGACTGGCACTTTAACCTGGTTGGTAAGGCTTTCTAGCCACTACGCTCGGCGCGGCCACGAGAGACCGATGAGTCGAGCGCACGTAGGTAGAGTAGCGGGGTCTTTGTTACCCAACGGATACATGAATATCTCCGTGAAGGGGGAACGGCTTATGGTGCACAGGGTCGTGTGGGCTTGGTGTTACGGTGCGTGGCCCGCGGGACAGGTGGACCACATAAACCACGTAAGGAGTGACAATCGCATAGTTAACCTGAGAGACGTGAGCGCATCCGAGAATCAGAGGAACGCGTCTAAGCGTTCGGGCAACCTCAGCGGGGTAGTTGGAGTTAGCTTTGACAATCAAAAAAAGGATATGGGTAGCGCAGGCTACGGAAGGAAGTAGGACTATTCGTTTAGGGTCTTCTAAGACGTTTGAAGATGCGGTAGCGATGCGTAAGAAGTACGAAGAAGGTAAAGGTTTCCACGAGAACCATGGGAACCCTCCTTCCGTGAAATACTGGGATGGTAAAACCGCTAGTTCTTATGCCGAGTTTAAGCGAGAAAACCTACTGTGGTAGCTACTCGGTTGAACGCGCCCTTCACGCCATCTTCGACACCCGCCGCACGTCAGGTGAGTGGTTCGACATCACCGAGCACGATGCCTCGTGCGTCCTCAACCCGCTGTTTCGCCAAGAGCACGGGATTGTGTAGCTACCGTCTATCCGCCATATCATACCGTCTATCGTTTGTTTGTACCGCTGCGTTCAGGACTCGTATATCATCACTCCACGTTAAACAACCAACGAAAACATGATGACTGGTACAGCCACAAGAAACGTTCCCGCACGCACAGTGCTCAGGGCACCGTATTCTTGGTTCCCTGTAGGAACAGAGTTCGTGGTAAACAAAGACCCACGATACTACGTGGAAGTGACACCTGACGGCGGGGGCGACGTACCTCCGGTGCTTGAAGCCATCCGGTTGCTTGCCGCAGGTGTTCTTGTGGATTCTACCGCGCGGGGCCGTGCTCCGGCGTAAAGGCCCGTATACCATCACTTCACGTTAAACAACCAACGAGGCTACGATGATCGAGACACTTTCTTTCGAGCGTAGTAACACGTCCCGCGTGGAGTGCTCCTGCGGAAAATCTTGCACCCTTTGGTTCAACCCGCGAGAACAGAAGTACATTGCTCTTGGGTGGGTGTTCTCCGCGCGCGGGTGGACCTGCGGCCAGTCCGGCCACACGCAGAGGCTCCTGCGCGATACCCCTGACCCCGACAGCCAGTACTACCCTAAGCTCTTTCGCGTAGGGTCTATCATGAGCACAACCCGTGAAGTAAAGACTGTTGAAACCGACCCCAACCATGCAGTCATCGGCAAGGTGTTCCACGCGTGGGACGGCAAGGACTACCTCTGCGACTCGTGGGATGAGAACATGGGGTTCTGGATGACCGATGTTTCTGACCCAACGAACCGCAAGAACGTTTCAGAACGTGCTATCGGCGCCACGTTTCATTTCAAACGCTAAATTTCCGCAGAGGTTCTATTATCATGGTAGCAATTGAAACAAACGAAACCGGGGTCACCGTCACCGCGCCCTACAACTCTGGGTTCATTGACGGAGCGCGCAAACTCGGAGGCAAGTGGAATCCACCCTCATGGGTGTTTGATACCCGTGACGAGGTACGCGTGCGTGCATTATACTATGACTGGTACGGAACGTGGGACGATCTCTGCACGCTGCGTATAACGTGGTCAGAGGCTAGTAGTGTCGCGCAAGGGCCAGTCAGCGTTCATGGGCGTGATATCGCTAAAGCGTTTGGCCGCGATAGTGGCGCAAAACTGGCGGCAGGCGTCGTTGTGCTCGCGGGGGGCTTCTCATCCGGTGGAAGCGTGAAGAACTGGGTTACGCGGGTCTCGGCAGGCACCGTGGTTTCGGTACGTGACTTCCCGGGGCACGTGGCGCGCGCACTGGCTTCAGACCAGCCCGCAGAAAAGAGGGTATACGCTATTGAGGATGAAGGGGTTGACCGGGCGGCTTTGACCGCTGAGCGCGAACGCCTGGTAGCGCGGATCGCTGAAATTGACGCGGCGCTAGCGATATGAACGCCATCGGCTACGCACTGATCGCCTGCGGCCCGGGCACGCAGTTAGCCGTTGTCTATCGTGGCCCACGTGGGGGATTGCTGAAGCGCGCGATGGACGCGAAGACGAGGCGTTGGACGCAGAAGTCACCGCGGTCTGTGCTTGATTGTTGCATTGTGCACTGGTGGACCACGAGCCCGGAGTACGCTGATGTGATTGCAGCGAAGAGGAGGTACCTCGATGGCTAGGCTTGCGTGCCTTTGTGGGAGCGTCCTTTCAGACAGTACCGTGCCTAATGAAATGGTGGGCGTGCTAATAAAGGACCAAGACGTTGACCTGGATTGTTGCGCAGCGGACGTAGGGCGCATAGTTTGGGAGTGCAATGCGTGCGGTAGGTTAGCGATAAGTTATCCTGCGAAGCACGGGATAGACGTTAAGTGGTATGTGCCTGAAGATGGGGTGCCGGGGTTGCTGATGGCCTTTAGCGTAGACTCGGAGGAATAGTTGTGAGCGCCTTCGCCAGAGGTCTATTACAAGACTCCCGAAACGAGGCTAAGCGTTCGGGCGTTAAGGTGCCGCCGGGGCTGCACGCGCACATGGACTGTAACGGGGTAAACCCGTGGGCCGAAGTGCGGGACCGTAACGGAAACATAGTGTGGAAGGGTTCGGCTTCCGACGCATGGGAGGCCAGGTCGAACGCGATTGACGCTTTGATTGAGGACTCGGGGCGTGCTACGCCATGAGCGATCCTAACATCTACAGAACGCCAGAATGGCAAGCCATCAGGGCTCGTGTGCTTCGTGAGCAACCAATCTGCGCTGCGTGCCGCATGGCTAAGTCCTCAAGAGTAGATCACGTCAAGGCGCACAAGGGCGACCGCACGCTGTTCTTGGACAGGAAGAATCTGCAAGGGTTGTGCGAGTCCTGTCATAATTCAAAGTCGGCTTCACGGGATGGTGGTTGGGGTCGTAAACCATCTGAGCGGCCTTTGAAGGGCGTGGATGCGAAGGGCAATCCTACTGATGTAAATCATCCTTGGAACAAGTAGTCATGTTCGTACAAGAAAACGGTGTAACGAAGAAGTTCTGCGCAGACTGCGAGCACAACGTCAGAAATCGGTGTCAGTCTGCCAACGTAATCCGTGGGCACAATAACTCGCGTTTGTTAACGACGGCCCGGGCGGTAGGTGTGTGCCAGGGAGTGTTTAAGAGCGTGCGTCACGCGGGCACAGACCGCGAGTAGCCGTCTATCGCGGGGGAGTTGCTTTATACATAGGTTCGTCTAAGGTGTTCGAGGAAGCCGTGGCGATGCGTAAGAAGTATGAAGAAGAAAATGGATTTCACGAGAACCACGGAGATGAGTTAGAAGAGCGGTATTGGAATCATGGTAATGGCTCTTACGCGGAATATAAAAGAGAGAAGATTCTGGCTTCGCTTTTCGATTAACCACACTAGAAATTTTTGGTAGCTCATGTCTATAAGGGAAATTTTGGTAGCGACCCTCTATTAGAAATTTTTGGTAGTGGTCGTCTATCTAACCATTACACGTGCCCGTGCGCCCGCCTGCGCGTGCCCGTGCGCCCGCCTGCGCGTGCCCGTGCGCCCGCCTGCGCGTGCCCGTGCGCCCGCATCCATGCGCCCGCCTGCGCGTGCCCGTGTGCCCGCGCGAATAGCATTTTTCGTGCCTGAAATGTTGGATACTCGGAAAACCGCCGGGTTTTTCCAGGATCGGCACGCTTGACCCTGGCGAGCGGCTACAGGTCCGCGAGGATCGAGACCGAGGCCATCGGCACGCCGGGCCCTGGCGAGCGGCTACAGGTCCGCGAGGATCGAGACCGAGGCCATCGGCACGCCGGACCCTGGCGAGCGGCTACAGGTCCGCGAGGATCGAGACCGAGGCCATCGGCACGCCGGACCCTGGCGAGCGGCTACAGGTCCGCGAGGATCGGCCGCCGCTTGCGCGCGCTTCTTATACGCTCGATACCCGTTTGCCGTTTATCTGGCAAAAGCTACCGTTCGTCTCAAGTCGAGTGCAAGCTAGTCCGTGAGTGCCTACATTGCATCCAAGGCGAAGCGATACCCGCGACGCACCTTGAGAGACGAAGGAAATGACGAAAACGCAAATGTTGGTGAATCTGGCCAGTGATCTGGGCGCGTTTGGACAAGTCGAGTATACCGGCGGTTGGTTCGTTCTGTCCGACGTGTGCGGGACGGTTCGCTTGGGACGGTCTTTCGATACCGCGGAAAAGGCGTTGCGCGAGACTTACGAGCGCGCCGAGTCCACGGACGCCGACACCACGGCCGCCGACACCACGGCCGCCGACACCACGGCCGCCGACACCACGGCCGCCGACACCACGGCCGCCGACACCACGGACGCCGACACCACGGCCGCCGACACCACGGCCGCCGACACCACGGCCGCCGACACCACGGCCGCCGATACCACGGCCGCCGATACCACGGCCGCCGATACCACGGCCGCCGATACCACGGCCGCCGATACCACGGCCGCCGATACCACGGCCGCCGAGCTCGCGGTCACCGAGCCACGTATCATCCCAGTTTTCGTTTTCCCGGCCGGTCCGACCCCATCGTATCTCGCTAAGCAGCGCGCCAAGCGTCGCGACAAAGCGCGCCGGGCGCAGAAGGTTGCACGGCGCAATAACCGCGGTTAAGCCAAACCTCGCCGCGCGACTAGCGCGCGGCTTATCGGGGTATACGAAGTGAAAGCAAAAGTTACGGTATCGTATAAGATCAAGCTCACCGAGTCAGAGTTATTGCTGGTGTTGGTCGTTTTACGCCAGAGCACAGAATCCGGTGCCATGAGACTAGCCGCGAAGCTGGAAACGCGGAAGATAAAGGCATCGGAGGCGCTAAAGTGAGAATCTGGCATACCGTTGACGGAGTAAAGCGCGTGAATAGTGCGGCCTTTACTCAGATACTTATGCGGCTAAGCCCCGCGGGCCAGCAAAAATTGATTGCGTGCGTTATGCGCGCCGGAGTGAGTTGAAATGTCATACATTGTCATGTCATCAGCGGCGAAAATGCCCGGGTCCTGCAAGGGCGTATACAAGCGAGTCGCCGTGATGGAAGTCGAGCCCGGAGCGGAACCGAAGATGATTTCCGAGCGCGCTAAGGGCGTCATCCGGGTCGTCCAGACTTGGGAAAACCTTAATGTCGGAAAGACGGATAAATGCGCGTACTCGCGCGCTTTGCGCGTCGCTGAAATGATGGCAAAGCGTTTAACCGATGGGGGCGCTTAAAATGTATAAGATCGTCAGAGTGTATCTCAAGGGCGGTTCTCGGACGATAAAATCCGGGTTGGCGCTAGCGGAAGCGCAAGCGCACTGTAAAGACCCTGAGACCTCCTCCCGTACGTGCACGGGGTCAAAGGCTAAGGCCCGGACTCGTAACAGTGGGCCGTGGTTCGATGTATACCAGGAGTGCACGAAATGAAGCTAAAAGAATTCATCGAATCGTCGCACATTGACGCGGGTCGTATTCGCGCGGTTGTCGGGCAGTTAGGCGGTTGGTCCGAAGCGCAAACGGCCATGCCCGATATTGCGCGGTATGGTATCGACGGCGGGTTTTGCGGCTTTGTGTATTACTGTGACACGGTTGCATTTTACAATCGCAACCGGCACGCGATTATTGCGCTAGTAGAGGGCAGGGCTAGTGACCTTGGCGAAGAATGTGCAGGTATGGTCGCAAATTTTACCTGCTTGCGGCCCGTAGACACTGACGCGCGGCGTAGTATTTACCGCGCGTTGTCCGGTTGTAAGATGTGGGATGCTGACACGGAGGTAGCGAACGCCTTGGCGTGGTTTGCAGGCGAAGAGGTAGCGCGATCTTTTGATGATACGCGCGGGTGAAACGATATGACCAAGAAAGATTACATCGTGTTGGTGCGGGCATTGCGCAACGCTGAACCCACGGTCGCGAGCGAATCGCTAGAGGCCCGCATAGCGCAATGGCAGCATTGTGTCAACCGTATTGCGGACGCACTCGCGGCCGACAATTCGCGGTTTAATCGCGAGACGTTTAATAAAGCCTGCGGAATTCAATCATGAGCACATACGCGTATCGTGTAGTCCATAGAAGCGGATGGGGTACCGGCTTCGGCCCGCGTCCGACCCATTGCGCAACCTGTGGCGAGCCGTTGCCCGCGCCTAACCCGGGAAGTTGTACCACGGGTTACGGCTGCGGAGAATCCGAGCGGATCGCGGAGCACAGCGACGCGCCGGAAATGAAGCCGGGAGAATTTTTGGAGCGTTCTCCGGCTATCTGCTATCAATGCTGTGCGGCCGATGATAAGCGGCACATGAATGAAACGGGCCGCATCATGTTATACCTGGACAAGGCCCGCGGTAGCGCCATTGCCGGCGGGTACAAGGTGAGTAATTGGCCCGGTTCGCTGAGTTTCCCGGTTTCTTACGTCAACGTCGGGCGCCACAATTGGGCACGCGTCAGGTATGATTTTCGGTTCTCAGGGCCAGATGGCGAGCCGTGGCGCGGTACGCAATACGGGGACAATACGCAAATTGCGCATTGTACGCGGGTGAAAAAGTGAAAACTTTTCTTATTGCCTTTTTCACTCTCTACTGTGCGGCCATGGTTGCCGAGCAATTCCTTTACGGCTGTCTCGCTGTGCGGATTGTACTCGGGTCCGCTGTCGCCTTCCTGCCCGTCATTCTGATACAGGTGCTATGAAATGAAACGTTACCAGCAAATAGCCCGGGATGTCGCGTGGTACAAGCACGTTTATGCTATGGACGAAGTTCGGCCAGACTTGGAAGAAATGGCCGATGAAAAGCTCCATGTCATTGAAAAAGATTTGCCGTCTGGTTCAGGTATTGATTCAGGGTGCAAGGTCGACCTCGACGCGTGCAACGAAAACCGCCTGGTGATTACCTTCAAGTTTCACCACATGGACGAGCACGGATACTACTGCGGCTGGGCGGATTACAAGGCCACACTGCGCCCGAGCATGCAATACGGCTTTGACATGAAAATCACGGGCCGGTATAAGAATCAGATAAAGGATTACCTCTACCAGACTTTCGATTATTACTTCAATCAGGAGGTAAATTGAAATGTCGCAGCCTAAATGGTCCTGTGTCGCGAATCTCGGTGACTCGATTGAATACGGTTCGGCGTTTGTGTACGTCGATACGACAGGCGTTTATGACCCGGAAATGGAAATGGTAGAGCCGCCGTGCGACGATGATCCGAAAGGGCCGTACATGATTTACCGGGTTTGCCTTGAGCCGCACACTTTCCGCGGCGGCGTCCTGAGTGACAACTCATTTCATCCTGCACACCCGGCTTGGTACTGGTACGGCACGGGTGACAAATGGCACAAACCTGGTCTGTTGGACGTCTGCGAATCCTGCGACAACCTGCAAGCGGATTTGATCGGGTTATTGTGCAATACCGACCCGATTAAACGGGCGGCAGGCTATCAAATCTTGATATCCTATTATGGGTTGAGTGAATTCGACTCGTACCCGGTAGACCTGGGAAACAATCTGAGCCGTGTTGCTTTCCGATACCGCACGGAGATCAGGCGGACCACGGATAGGCGCCCTTGGCGCGTCGGGTATCTCAACAAAGATCGTCGGGAACGGTGTAACCTGAAACGCGGTCGATTTGTCAACGCGTGGCGAATTGTCGACCACAGGGGACGTGATATGGTTCAACCGTGGTCCGACACCAAAGGCGAAGCGCGGCGCACGGCTAAAGACCTGAGGATCGCACTCGTTGAAAAAGGGGCGGAGTAAGACATGGGATACCCAACCGTTAAGACCTTGCTCCGGATCACTGACGGTGACGCGGACAAGGCTAAAGAGATTCGCGGTATTCTTGATGAGTTGATTGAGTGTGGCTCGTATGCCAGCGTCCAAAATTTGGATCGGCAATCATACAATCCGCAACCGCGGCATATGCGCAAACTGGTCGCGTGCAATGAGGCTCTCGGGTTATTCGGCATTGAGTACTGCACCAACCGGGATCGATACCCGTCCGGTGACGATCCAAAGGCTTTCGAGCACATCAACACGGGTGAAACGTACTGCGAAACCCTGTGTTATCGCAATGGTCGGTTCTTTGTCGCATCATGGGGAGACATCGCAGAGCGCTGGAAATGAACGAAAGCCGTTCATCTGGTAAAAACTACCATCCGTCTCAAGTTGAGTGCAAGCCTTCCGGGTGAGGGCCACACTGTACCCATGGCGTCGCGATACCCGCGACGCAGCCACCTTGAGGACGCCGTAGAGAGAAGATGAGCGATTTTAAGAGCTGCACGAAATACGAAATCCGCGCCGCTTTAGTTCGCGGTGAACAGGTATGGGCGCTTGATACCGGAAGCGAAGGGCTTGACGATCATTTGATCGGCACGCGCGTCCAGGTAGAAGCGGACATTTTATTCGCCTATACCCTGGATTCCATTCCCGATGAATGGACGCTCGATTTAGTCGATTGGGCTATTTAGTGGTAGGTTAGGGTGGGCAGGAACCCCAACCACCACCCGAAAACAAATAGGTGGAAGCATAAATGAATGAAACCCCGAATCTGGATTGCATGGGTATCACCGAACTGCGCGAGTACACGAAAACCGCGAGCGGCCAACTGCGGGAATATGCGGAAAACAAAGCACGCGCTATCGAATGCCGTCTGACCGGCGGAATTCTTCAGGCGCGGTATTTCGAAAGCCGGTGCGAGCGGATTTACTGCTAATTGCCCAAGTCTGAGAAATGATGAAATACGAAATAACCGACTCGCGTTGTATCATTACCGCATCAAGTAGCACCGAGCGGTTTTACGCCGATACCGCCTTTTTCTACGCGTTGAAGGTGGCGATGCAAGCGGCCGGTCTTGATGTCATCAAGCGCCGGATGTGGAAAGACGGGCACATGGTTGACGATTGCGACTACTATATTCGCGATCGGAAATGGCGTTTCTGTGTCCACGATGCGGATTCGCAGATTCGCGCGGTTTACACCGCGTTCAACGATAACCGCGCGGTCAATTTGACCTATGTTGATTGGAGTAAATGAAATGAAAGACCCGTGTATCAAACGCTCGCGATCAAACAACCCGGTTCTGGACGTTACGGGTTACATTATCGAGTGTACCGTAGCAGGTGGGGCGCGCTATGTGTCGCATGAGTATTGTATCGCGACTCTGGCGTTTAAAGCGGATCGGTTGTCTGAGTATACTGATTGTTTTTTGGCTACCGAGCCTGCGTTGGCACTTATGCGTAATCGCTACGCTGAAATATACGGGAGTAAATGAAATGTCAGACTTGACCCAAAATCTCGCGTATCTAGCTGGCCGCGACGAAAGCCCCTACCTGGATTCATTTGTTCGCAGCTACCTGGAATGCGCGGCATGGTCTAGTGGCGATGGCGAAGAAAATGAAAGCTTTGAAGCTTTCGACTTCGCATCTGAAACTGAATCGAAAGCTAGGGAAGACTGCGCCGCGTTTATCGCGCTGGACGATGAAACCGGATATCTAGACAGCCTTGCCCCGAATCGGCCGGGCAGGATTTTTGGCTTACTCGGTGCGGGCACGGCGCGGGTTTCTGGGATAGGGGCTTAGGTGGTGTAGGGGACGCTTTAACCGAGAGGTGTAAGTCGTTCGGAAATATTGATCTTTACATCGGTGACGATGGCATGATTTACGGGGTTTAACCATGTCTGATTTATTCGCCGCTTTCCATCGTCCGGGGGATTCTTTCGTCTACCCAGGAAAGCCTTTGTACCGCCGGGTACCGAGTATCCGGCCACTCGGTTCGGGGGAGTACACGGCTACAGTTTCCCGCGGGATCGGTGTTGAGCATTCGCGGCATACTGTGCGACTCGCGCATTTGCGGGTAAAGGTCGGTGCGGAGTAGTACGCGAAGCGATTGCAACGGATGGGTATTACCCCTTAGATGGGCGGCTCGGGCATTGGCGCGCGTGGGCTGAGGCGAAAGACCACATGGACAGGATAAATAAATTTTATGGACGGAAATACGTTGTAGGTTTTTCGCTTCGGCGCTGCGGTCGAGAAGACCCGCTTAGGTCTTTCCGCGAGTATGCGCGGGACTTTCCTGAGTGACCATTGGACGTTTACAACGTACCATTCGTCGGATGCCGTCTTTGCATCCGACGAACGGTCATACTTTTTCCAGGAAATCACTTATATTTGCGTTACACCCGCGCAACAACCTATCGGAGCCTGAAATGTTCGAATGTACCCGCAAAGTCTACTGTGTAGTCCGCGTCACTCCTGGAAGTGTTGATACACATTTCGCGGTTTACGAAACGGTAGCCGAAGCGGAAGCCGCGCACGCTGGTTGGTACGATAACGGGCGTTGCTCAATCGCTTCCGTCATGGCTCCGTGCTCTGATGATGGCGACTTTGAATTTTGCGAGTTTGACCGTGATGCAATTACCCGCGACTTGCGCGCGATGTTCGGTTTTGACCTTTCGGCGGAAGAGTTGAAATCGCTCAATGGCTCGCCTGATACGGTTACGTTTGATTGGAACTTTGAGGTTGTGGCGGCCGATCAAGTGGTCATCACGGTTGAGACTAACGCTATGTTGACGGCAGATGACCTAGATGGCCGCGATAGTATCACCGAATATGCGCAAGATTCTGGCCTGTCTGCGGCTCGCAAGTTGGTGAAAAAATGGGCCAAAAAGCAAGGCCGTGAATTTGTTAACGTGGCGCAAGATACTTACGGTTATCGTTGCGCCGTGTTGGCCGCAAACCGCGGCGAAGCCTGCTAACCCCGGGAGATTGAAATGCTTGATCAGTACACTGAGCCTGCTTGTACGCACGGCAAAACCGCCAAGGCTACATGCGGAAACTGCGGGAATTCGTGGTGCGATGATTGCGACCCTACACCATCGGCCTTGTGTCATTGGTGCAACGGGCGCGGGTATTCAACCGCGCCTATCGGCCGCGTCAAGGCGTTGAGGGTCGAATTGTGGGATACCGAGCCTGCGACGCGCACACAGAAACACACCGGAGAATGAAAAAATGATTATCACTAATGACACAACATCGTGGCAAGTAGCTGAATTGATGGGGCCGGACGCCGATGAACGGGATGGCGCTATCATGGTGGGGTTATTGTTGGGTATGTATGAGCCCGATACGGATGCAATTTCCGAAAGTACCTGGATTGAATTGTCGGACAGGGCCGCGCAAATTCGGCGCGATGAGAGCGGCGGGTAACCGCTACCCGTGAGCCCGAGCCCGCTGGTCAGGGCCACCGCTCCCCTTGAGCCTGGCCTCCGAGCCGGCCGGCCGCCGCTCCCCTTGAGCCCGGGCCAGCCGGGCACCGCTCCCCCTGATGCCATGCCCGGGCCAT